ACTCAACCGACTAATAGACAGGCTTTGATTGATACAGACACTAATTTTAGTGTGGTATCAAATCTAAGTGATTCTACTAATGAAAATCCACTTACATTCCAATGGTCACTTGACGGCAATGAAATTGATGATGGAACAGTAACGACAGAATTTTCATCTAATCAATTTGATGTTACTTATACTTCTGATGAATCCGTCACATTACCATCTGATGCAACAAATGTTGTCATCACTGTAGCGGGTGGTAAGGGGGGAAGTGGTGGTGATGATGCTGGTGCAACGGGAGGAAGTGGCGGAAATGGAAGAGCAGGCCAGTTCACATATCCAGATGGTGCCCGAACTCTTTTTATGAGAGTGGGAAATCGTGGTAACGATGGAACTAGTGGAAACGCCGAGGCGGGTGGAACTGCTGGATCAAGCACCGTAGCAGATGGTGGTGATGGTGGTGGTGCGGGACCACTTGGATTCTCTGGTGGTGGTGGAGGAGGCGGTGGTGCCTCAGGAGTATTTGACCCTGATGAAGGTGGATATACTATTGTCGCTGGAGGCGGCGGTGGAGGTGGAGGTGGTTCATTAAATCACGGAGGAAGTGGTGGAGGAACGGCAGGAACATTTACTCAAACTTCATCTATTCCAATAAGTGATGGTTCATCTGGACAAACTCAATCTGGTGATGGTGCTGGTGGCGGCGGCGGTGGCGGCGGTGCCACTGGCGGTGGTGGTGGAAACGATGGTTCAGACAATCAGCAAGGTGGAACTGGCGGTGATGGTGCAGGTTCGCAATGGGTTCAAGATATTGCAGGAATTGTCGGTCAGTGGGAGAATGATGGTGATGGATATATAAATTTAAAATTTAATACAAATACATCGATATCTGGTCTTACAGCAAGAACAGTCACAAACGTTGTATCTGGGACTAAGACAGATACTTTGACGATTAGATCTGACAGTGTTGGTATTCAAACTTTAGGAGTTACAATATCTCAATCTGATGCTACAAACTCTCCTTTAACTAGTGATACTGTTAATTTTGCTGCAGTTTCTGATGCAAATCAGTTTAATATAAATGTCGAGGCTATTGGTATTGCAAACACAGCAACACTATCATCAATTAATCTCTTTAATGGTGATTATACTTTCTATACCACAGGAAGTGATGCCGCTCAGTCAAGAATTACAAACTTCTACAGCATTTATTCACCAGATAAAGATATCGCTGTTGAGATGGACCTTTATGGTGGTAAAGGTTATGATGTAGGTGCGTATCAAGGTGGACAGGGTGGATATTCTCGTATCCGCTTTACAATGGAGCAGAACGTTGAGTATGTAATTACTGGATTGTCCACATCGGTCAATGCACCATTTGTTTATAGAAAAGCACAATTAATTGCTGCTGTTGGTGGTGGTGGCGATGCTGGTGCAACCGCTGGTGGCGGTCGCGGTGGTGGGGTTGGTATCGCTGGTGAAGAAGGAAGAGGTAGATCTGCAGGTGTAGGTGGAGATGCATTTGAAGCTGGTACACTACCATCAACCGGAATATTTGGATCAAGGACCACACTGACTGCCACTTCACCCGATACGAAGTCTCCTACCCCCACTGCAGGTAGAACACTCCCTTGTTCGAGAGGTGTATATTGGAGAAGTGAGGGATTTACTGCTTGTGAGGATGTCACAGCAGGTCAAGCACGTATCTCCGATGGAACTGTAGTTACCAATACTGGATCAATCACCAGAGGATATAAGGATGGATACAATATCATCCAAACTGATGGTAGAGGAGATTCTGGTGGTGGTGATGGAGGTGCTGGTGCAACTGGTGGTAATGGCGGAAGCAGCAACTCAGGTGGTGGTGGAGGATCGGGTTATACTGATGGATCTGTCACTGTTGTTGATGCTGACTTGGGTGGTAGTGATGGCAATGCCCGTGTAGTATTAAGAGTAGTAACTTGATAAATAGTTAAAATTTATGGGGGGAGAGTGAACCCTAATGGCTGTCAATAAGAATTTTGTAGTCAAAAATGGTCTAGAGGTCAACACCAATCTACTTCTTGCAGACGCAGATAATAGTAGAGTTGGTGTTGGTACATCTGTACCTTCATTTACCCTCCATGTTTTTGGTGGCATTGGCGTCACAGATGTCAGTGTTACAGGTGTAACTACATTATCCCAAGATCTTAAGGTTGGATCTGGTGGCACTGGGTTCGTCGTCACAACTGATTCTGCAACTGGTGCAGGACAATCAGTTGGTATTAGAACTGGTTTCCCCGAATATACTTTAGATGTCCGTGGTCCTGTTAGTACAGGCACCACGGCATTGTATGTTTATGGTGATACCAGAATCACTGGTGACCTGTTTGTTGATGACATCACATTTGATGATGCCAACATGCAGGACCTTACGGTCACTGATACATTAACAGTTGCTGGATTTACAACTCTTGCAAGCAGCGGTGGAATCACCACTACTGGTGGTCAACTTTATGTTGCAAGTGACATCAATGCTATTGGTGTTATTACAGCAACATCATTTATTGGTCTTGGTCAAATTGGTGTCGCATCTGAAGGCACCTTTGTTGGAACGGGTGTTACCCTAGTTGATTTCAAAACAACATCTGGTACTAACGTTCAAAGCGTAGATATTTCATCTGGTATTGCATCGGTAACGATTGCACCAGGTGTTTCACTTGGACTCGCAATCGCTCTCGGCGGTTAATAAATACATTTAACACTTAAAGAACAATGGCAGAAGCTTTTTCAAATAAATTAACGAGAGCGGCAGGTATTGTTACCACCTATTCAGGTAGCTCTGTGGGTATTGCTAGCACCGCTATTACGGTGACAGCAAACACTGGTATTGGTGTTTCTGATTTGGTTGACAACGGCAACTTTATTGCCGGAACCAGAGTTCACTCAATTAGTGGCACTACGATCTTTGTTGATCGTGCTTCTACCAACACTGCAGCGGCATCTAATCAAACGGTTAGATTCCTTGGTCCTACGACTGCATATACATCACCTGCAGCAACCAAGAGTATTTTGATTGGTGGAACATTCGCTAATAACACCAACAACTCAGTTAATCTGACACTAGAGACGCTGGATGCCAGCACTGGAATCACCGTTGCCATTGCGAGTAAGATTCCTGTTCCTGCTGGAAGTTCATTCGTCATCTCAGATACAGGTAAGACATTACTTGAGGCAACTGATGAATTGAGAATCTATTGTGATACGACAAGCGCAATCGACGCATCACTCAGCATCCTGACAGGAGTCTCCTGATATGGCAGATAGAAACGGATATATTGGAAGAGCACCGAGTGATTCCTCGGTTGTTGTTGCTAGACAGACATTTCAACCCACTGGAATCACAACTACGTTTACCTTTGCATCGGGGTATACGATTGGATACCTAGATGTCTTCTTCAATGGCGCTAAGCAGATTGAGGGACAGGATTATGACGCCAATAATGGATCCACCTTTGATGTATCAGGTGGTGGAGCACAAAGTGGCGATGTCATTGAGGCAGTCGCATATAAAGCATTTAATGCTGCCAACGTAACAAATGCTAATGACAACTTCACTGTTGGTGGTAACTTAACTGTTGTTGGACACACCACTGCTGTCACAGCACATTATACTGGTGTTGTCACGGCATCTAGTTTTATTGGTGATGGTTCAGCACTGACTGGCGTTGCTGGTGGTAAGTTCTCTGCGAACGACACTGGTATTAGCACTACAACCAGTGTTGGTATTGGCACAACAAACGCTACTGGTGCTGCTGACTCTAATAACACAGCAGTTCTGAATGTTGGTGTTGTCACTGCAAATAGTTTCTTTGGTGATGGTTCTGGTCTGACTGGTGTTGCTAACACAGAGAATGTGATTGGTACTGCCATCACAATGACCACTGGTAATATCACTGGTAATCTGACTGTTGGTGGTGTTCTAACTTATGATGATGTCACCAATGTTGATTCTATTGGCATCGTCACTGCAAGATCTGGTGTTAAAGTTGTCGGTGGCGGTGTAAGTATCACTGCTGGTGGACTTCATGTCACCGCTGGAATAACAACAGTTGGTGGAGGATTGACTCTTGCTGACGATGTGAGAGCAAAGTTTGGAAATGATGGTGATCTACAGATTTATCATGATGGTAGTAATAGTTTCATCAAAGACGTTGGAACTGGAATTTTACAATTAAATACAAACTATTTCCAAGTTAAAAACGCTGATGATAATGAGTTTATAATTCAAGCATCACAAAATGGTGCAGTATCGCTTAGATATGACAACAGTGAAAAACTTGCTACCTCAGCGACTGGTGTAACAGTCACTGGAACTCTTGCGGCTACTGCTGTCACAGGTGATGGTTCAGGACTGACTGGTCTTGCAGTTGGTATTTCTACCGCTGCTGCTTCAGTTTCTGGTATTGTAACCACACTGGACTTGAGTTCAGCACAAGATCATAAACTTACAGTATCTGGTATCTCTACGATTACTGTTAAGGGTGGAACAGAAGGAGACTCTCATACAGTTAGAATCATCAACTCTGGTATTACCACAGTTGGATTCAGCACATTCTTCTTATTCCCATCAGGAGCAGATCCAAGTATGCCTACAGCAGATGGTGCAATCAGTTTGATTTCATTCACGGTAAATAGAGTAGGAGCAGGAGGAACGCAGTTGCTTGCGGGTGCTGCACTGAACTATAGCTGAGGAGGATAGGTAAATGGGTATTGCAATTCCTCAGGTTATTACCCCGAGTAAGGCAACTGGTGCTCAGGTTATTGATGGTAGTTTAAAGTTTGATAAGGGTAAAACTCAATATCTATCCAAAACTTTTAGTTCTACAGGGAATAGAAATGTTTGGACTTGGAGTAGTTGGGCAAAGAGAGGCACTGTTGATGCCCAACTTGCCATTTTTAGCGCACATACTGCGACTAATAATGCTGGATATGGATTGATATACTTAAATCAAAATTCCAGTGACGCAACTTTTAACTTTAACAATTGGGATGGTGGTAGTAGTTCTGCTGAAACTAGTGCAGTCTTAAGGGACACTAATGGATGGTATCACCTGGTGGTGCGACACGATGAAAGTGCAAGTCCAAAGGCAAAATTGTATATTAATGGACAACTGCAGAGTCTTTCATCTAATTTATCAACATCCACTGGTATTAATAGAAATATAGCGCATCGTATTGGACATGAAGTTTATAATGACAGAAAACCATTTGATGGTGCCATGTCTCAGTGCTATTTTATAGACGGACAATCACTTGGACCTGAAAACTTTGGATTTACTGATCCACTCACCAACACTTGGAAACCTAAAAAATATACTGGAGCATTTACACAATTAAGTGTTAATGATGGAACGACTTGGAGTAGTTCTATTTCAGGACCTGTTGATAGTACATATCCTCTTTCTAATGCTTTTGGTGGAACTATTGGTTCTAGTTATACTAGTGGCACCCGACCCACTGTTGGCAATACACTCACATTTGATATTTCATCAAAAAATTTAACAGTTGCAAAAGTAAGGTTAAATACTTTTCTTTCAGTTGCTGGAAATGGTGCTACATTACAAGTTAATGATACTGATGTAACAACTAATTTAGCAAATGGAGATCAAACTCATGAAATCACTATTAATGGACAATTTAATAATGTAAAATGGTCATATGATAGTGGTAATGGTCCATATGTTTATATGAAAGGTATTGAAGTTGACTTAGGCACTGGGAGAGGATACGAACTACTTACTGATGGACTTACTGACACTGGTGCTAACAGTTTCTACCTCCCGATGGATGGAAACTCACCAATCGGTAAAGATCAATCAGGAAAAGGAAATGACTGGACACCAGTAAACTTTGGTGGATCATTAGAACTTGATAATCCAAATGTATCAGGTGTAAGACCCATTCTGAATACAACTCAAGGTGGAGCACAGGCAGGAGTTGGTGTATTTGGAAGTAAGCAAAATGTAGGATATGCTGTCACTGTCTATAATGATGGTGGTGGAAACAAGTATTATATTGATGGAGTCAAGCAAGATACAATCACAGGATTGATTCGTGGTGCTACATATACCTTTGATACATCCGATAGCACAGTATCATCTCACCCATTTAGATTCTCTGCGACTAGTAACGGAAGTCATGGTGGTGGATCAGAATACGTTAATGGTGTAGCAGCAATCACAGGTGCAGCAACAACCATCACTGTTCCACATAATGCTCCAAATACCTTATATTATTATTGTACATCTCACTCTGGGATGGGAGCTGATATCACAGGTATCACCACAAATGAAAAGTTAGCAGATCAATATGCCTGGAAGTGTACTCTTGCACTTCCATTAGTTGGTGGTGTTGGTGATGTAAGTCCTTCTATTGCATGTACTGCTTCTTCAAAAACTGGTTCATCTGACAACCTCACATTTGTAGGTCCAGGTGACATGTTTTATGTTAAAAATTCAACATTTACTGGAGATGGAAGCAGTAACTCAAGAGTAACATTTTCATCCGGTTCTCTTCCTTTTGGGACTGGTGATTTTACAATTGAGTTTTGGGGACATTTTACGGCAACTGGTGATCAAGGAAATAGAAATGCTAGAATTTTGACAGCACAATCTGAATCGGGCACTTATGTTCAATTCGTTTCAAGCACTACTACTGGTAAGTTTCAAGTTAAGTATAATAGTGGCGAACCAGCTAATATATCTATAGATAATTCCTTAGTTGCGAATAGAACCAGACATTATGTGTATCAGAGAACTGGAACAACTGGTCAATTAATCGTTGATGGTGTTCTCTATGATACAGGAACAGATAATTCAAACTATGCTGATGTGGGGTATCAAATTGGTAGATATGATGCCTCTAATGGTGGAGCATCTTTACATATGGCTGATTTCCGCGTCTATAGTGGAATTCAGAAATATTCTACCACTGGAAAGAGTGTAGGCGATAAAATATTCAATCCACCATCACCCTCCCCAGACATTCTCCCAGACACTCCATCAGGTGTGAGTGGTAGTTCTAAACTTGACAAGATCACTGATGGTGCTGTTGCTTTTGATGGCACTAATGATAGTCTATCAATAGCAGATCACGCCGACTTCACTTTCGGTAGTGGTGATTTTACCATGGAAGCATTTGTTTATAACAAGAGCAGTTCATATAGATCCATAGTTCAGAAGTATGGTGGTAATCCATCATCATCATCCTGGTTCTGGTCCATGTATAATGGACAAAATCAATTTTATTATTATTCTGGTGGTAATGAACCAGCTGTAACATCGGGTCAAACTCATTATAATAAATGGGTGCATTGTGCTGTTTCAAGAGAAGGTAATACAATTAGATTATTTGATAATGGCGAATTAACTGGTACATTAGATGTAAGTTCATATGACACGATGAATGATTCTACTGTTCCAGTAGATATCGGTGCAGATTATGCTGATAATTATGACATGGATGGTTTTATTTCTAATGTTCGTATTGTCAAAGGAACTGCACTTTATACCAAGAAATTCACACCACCATCAGCACCACTGACTAATGTAACCAACACAAAACTTCTGTGTTGTCAGTCACCAACTTCTGCAACTGAGGCAGCCGTGTCTCCTTCAACTCCCTCAGTAGTAAATGACGCAGCAGCAACCACCTTCAACCCATTTAACACTGATATCAACACAGTTCGTGGACAAGAGACTGGTTATTGTACTTTGAATCCCCTACATCAAAAAAATGCAACTATAACTGAGAATAACTTACAAGCACAAGTTGACTCCAGTGGAACAAATTATGTTGTAGGAACTATTCCAGTAACTTCTGGACGGTGGTATTGGGAATTTACAACTGTTGGTTCAAATAATATGATGCTTGGAGCCGCACAAGTGGATGCGAGTAGTTATGATATCAGTACGGGGCAAGTATTTTATTACTATGCTAATGGTGGAAATAAATATCCTGGCAACAGTTCTTATGGTTCTACTCTATCTGTGGGGGATACACTTGGTGTAGCACTTGATATGGATGCAGGAACGCTAACATACTATAAAAATGGAGTATCCTTAGGAGTTGCATTTAATTCTGGATTAAGTGGCAAAACCATAGTGCCATCTATTGGAACTGGTGGTGGTAGTGGCAGTATTACAAGATGCAACTTTGGACAAAAACCCTTCAAGTTCCCACCACCTGATGGTTTCCAACCAATAAATGCTGCTAATGTTCGTCCAGAAACTGTGATTTCACGTCCTGATCAGTATGTTGGTATTGTTACTTATACTGGTAATAATAGTGCAAGAAGTATAACAGGTTACAATTTTAGTCCAGATCTTGTATTCACAAAGCAAAGAACTAATAATGGTTTTCCTGCATGGTTTGATGTGCTTAGAGGACCAACTAATGCATTAAGATCTCATTCTAGTCAGGGCACATATACTGATAGTGGTCTCCTAACCTCTTTTGATAGTAATGGTTTTAGTATAGGTACAGCAGGTGATATCAACAGTTCTAATAATTATGTGGGATGGTGCTGGAAAGCTGGTGGAAGTAAAAATACTTTTAATGTTGATGATGTAGGTTATGCAACTGCTGCTGCGGCAGGATTAACTGGTGGAGATATCACCCCTACAGGTGCATCAGTTGGAACAAAACAAGGTTTTAGTATCATTAAGTTCACTGGTTCTGCATCTGGTACACCATCTATCTCTCACGGACTTTCAGAAGCACCTAATTTCATAATCCAGAAAGACACGGGAGCAACAACTTCATGGAGGTTGTTCATGTATAATGGCACTACATGGAGTATTATGAATTTAGATGATGCTAGTGGAGCTCAAGGTGCGACTGAAACAGCACCCACATCATCCCTTTTCTATGTAAATGGAAATGGAAATGCTGCAAATACTCAAATTGCATATCTTTGGCACGATGTCCCTGGCCTACAGAAATTTGGCACCTTTGAAGGAAATGGAAATTCAGATGGTCCCTTTATAGAATTGGGATTCCGTCCATCAATAATCCTGATGCGTAATCTTGATAATTACGGAACAAATTATGATTGGTGTATGTACGATAATGAACGTGCAAAGTTTAATCCAAATGACAAGTTTTTGGCTATCAACTTATCAGTAGCTGAAAATGTGCGTGGTGATGATTCTACTGATAATTCAAGAGATGTTGATTTCTTGAGTAATGGATTTAAGATTCGCAATACTGCTAGTACTCTTAATCTAAATTCACACACTATCTTCTATGCCGCATGGGCAGAAGCACCAACAGTTGACTTGTTTGGTGGGGGTGCCAATGCCCGCTAACATAAATAACTAAAAAATAAAATGCGATGGCAATAGGTAATCCTATAACATTAACCAATAATGTTGCCGCCAAAGTTATCAGTGCGACCGCGACAGCGAACCAAACACTGTTTACTGTAACTGGTGGATATAGAATCAATCAGATTGCGGTATTCCGTAATGGTGTTCGCCTTGTAGATAGTAGCGACTATACCGCAAGAGATGGAGCATCGGTCACTCTTCTGTCTGCTGCGACAGAGGGAGATGTACTTGAGTTTCAGATCTTTGATGACTTCCGTGTTGCTGACGCAATCAACTCTGCTGGAGATCAAACACTTGATGGTGCATTATCTGCCACGGGTGGTTTTAATGTTGGTATCCAATCAGCAGGAACACAAATCACCACTGGTGTTATCACTGCGATTAACTTCGTAGGCACTGGTAATACCGTTCAGTATGATTCATCATCCAAAACTGTTGCCGTCAGCATTGCTGGTGGTGGCGGTGGTGGAGGACTTGGCACTGCGATCAAGTATTCCGATGAAACAACTGTATCACCATTCAGTTACATTGATAGATTCCAGCAAGTCAAGGAGGATATGCTGCTTGACACCACTACGGCTGGTGTGAATACTTCTATTATCGTCAGCGTTACACCTAATATTGAGATTAACTCTGGTGTGGCAGTCACCGTTGGTGCTGGTAAGACCATGATTATTGATGTCCTTCAAATCGGAGATCTCTGATGGCAACACTTAGAGTTACAAGTTTAAGAGGTAGAACTGCAGGGACATCACCTGAGTTACCTGATGGTGCTGTCGTCACAGGTGTAACTACAACTGGTAGTGCTATTGTTGGTGCTGCTGTTACAATCAATGCTTCTGGTGTTGATGCTGGTGCTGGTATCATCACTGCCACATCATTTACTGGAAACTTAACTGGTAATGTTACTGGTTCAGCAACCACAATCGCTGGTGCTCCAAATGTTACTCTTGGTAATGTAAATGCTGGAGTTGTTACTGCTACTTCATATGAGGGTAGTGGTGCATTACTTACAGGTCTGCCAGCAGGGTTCACTGAACTCGATGCTGCTCTGTTTAACTAAATAACTTAAAAAGTATATACCAATGGGACTTAAAAGAACAAAGTTACAGGCTGTCCAATCAGTTACCGGGATCACAACCGTAGGTATCTTCACGGTTGGTGTGACGAATACTGGTGGTCCTGTTGGTGTTGCATCCACCACTTATGTGCGTGGCGTGATCATGCACAACACTGGATTAGCAACCGCAACTTCTTCGTTGTATATCTATCCTGGTGGCACTGCGAGACCAGAAGCAACTGGATATGGTGTCACAGCACACAGATTAGCAAGAGTTGATGTTGCGTCTAATGAAACATTCTTCTTTGAACCAAATTATCCACTTGTTTTAACGGATAGAGACTTTGTGGTGGTTGAGATCACACAACCAGCAGCAGCAGTTGGAGGAGCAGGTATTGGTAGTGCTGTCAACTATCAACTCCTTGGCGACACCGATATTTGAGGTAAGTAGAAATGGGCGTAAAATCCACTAGTAGTTTTCCAACAACAACAAAGGTAGACGGTCATCTAATAGAATACTTTAGAGATAGTTTTGGTGCTGGTGGTGGAGCAAATTCTGGTCCAACAGCTGGAAATATGCAGGCTAGTGGTGGCACTACATTTACTCCTGGAGATGGTTATAAGTATCATATTTTCACTGCAAGTTCTACCCCTGGATTTGCTGTAAGTGCTGCTGGTCCTGGTGAAGTTGAATATGTAATCGTCGGTGGCGGTGGTGGAGGTGGTAGGAGAACTGGTGGTGGAGGTGGAGCTGGCGGTTTCAGATCTGGTTCATCCACTGGTTTAACTGCAACTGCTTATCCTATTGTTATTGGTGCTGGTGGTGTTGGAGCTCCATATCCAGGAAGTTCACCCTTTACCGGTCGTGTGGGAGGTCACTCCACATTCAATAGCGTTAGATCTGAAGGTGGTGGTGGAGGAAAAGGTTTTGCTGGCACCCCCCTTCCAAATGAATTTAACGGTGCTTCAGGTGGTGGCGGTGCATATTCTCCTTCAAAGCAAGCTGGTGGCACAGGAAATAGAGAAGCAGGTACTGACACTCCAGTCCCATCACAAGGAAATAATGGTGGTTCTGGTGGACTAGATGGACCTGGAATGTACCCATCTTGGGGTGGAGGTGGCGGTGGTGCTGGAGCTGCTGGTTCTGATGGTACTCCAGGCACAAACGCAGTTGGTGGTCCTGGTGGGGTTGGTAAAAGTGTCGGTGCTGCACCAATAGGTTTTACCATTCCACCATCTTATGGAACACCCGGACCATCTTCTGGTAGATGGTTCGCTGGTGGAGGCGGAGGTGGAGGTTCTAGACTCCCAGGTACTGGTGGTACTGGTGGTACTGGTGGTGCTGGTGGAGGTGCTGATGGAAACGATGATGATAGCCCAACCGCAGCTCCATCTGCTACCGCAAACACTGGTGGTGGTGGAGGTGGAGGAAGTGTTAATCCACCTGGTGGCGAAGATGCCAGAGATGGTGGTGGTTCTGGTGGTTCTGGTATTGTTATTATTCGATACCAAGTCTGATAAATACCTAAAAACATAAACTCATGTCAAAGTTACAAGTTGACGATATTGTAAATAAGGATGACAATGGTTCCGTTGGTTTTTCCAGGGGAGCCGTAGTCACTGGTGTTGCTACTGCGACATCATTCAGTGGTGCTTTGACTGGTAATGTAACAGGTGATGTTCAGGGTGATGTAACTGGTGATGTAACTGGTGATTTAACTGGTGATGTAACTGGTAATGTCACAGGTAATATCAATGCCTCATCAGCAACTGGTATTAGCACCGTTGGTATTTTGACCGCATACTCATCCATCAATATCAATGTTGGTGGTGGATCAACTGAGATTGCGACAGAACTAAAGACAAAGGCATCGACTGGTAAGGCGATTGCAATGTCTATGGTATTTGGTTGATAAATAAACAAAAGAGGTATTGTAGGAAATGGCTGCACCGAATATTGTAAATGTAGCGACAATCACTGGTATAACGACATACCATGCTGGCATTGCAACGGTTGGTGCTAGTGCTGGTGTCACCACTGTTGTCATCAACGCAGCATCCAGTGGTAAGGTTCTGAAGATTAACGCACTGACTGCTGCTGCGATTGGTGCTACCACTGGTGTAACTCTTAACTACTACGATACGGCAGGAAGACACACTGCGGCAATCAGTACAGTATCATTAGGAACAACGATTTCAGTTCCTAAAAACTCTTCGTTGATTTTAGTTAGTAAAGAGAACTCATTCTATTTGGAAGAAGGAAGGCAGATAGGAGTTATAGCACAATCAAATGCAGGAACATTAGACGTTGTTTGCTCCTACGAAGAGATTAGCTGAGGAGGTTAAACGATGGCACATGTTAATAGACGCATCGGCAAATCATCCGAAACTGCTGGACCTACTGCTGATGGAACTGGTGGTGGTGTATTAGACGCATTCTTACACGATTATTTCAATAGATCGGGAAATGTCATAGCTAATCCTGGATTACCACCACAAGGAATGACAGCAACTGGTGGTGTAATCAGTGATTACACATCTGGATCTGATATTTTTAGAGCACATATTTTTACGTCATCTGGAACTTTTAATGTAAGTTCTCTCTCAACTGATGATAATATACCTAATAGTGTTGATTATCTTGTAGTCGCTGGCGGTGGCGGTGGCGGACAAGGAAATGGCGGTGGCGGTGGCGCTGGCGGTCTTCGCAGCACGGTAGGAACAACGGGTGGTGGTGGATCATTAGAATCCGCGATACCAGTATCAAACTCTCCCGGATCTTATACGATCACTGTTGGTGGTGGTGGTGCTGGTCAGGATCAAAGTCAACCAGCTGCACCTTCTGTGGCAGGTACTGACTCTTCATTTACTTCACCACTTTCACCACAAACAGTAACTTCTGCCGGAGGCGGTAAGGGTCATAACGATTCAGGCGGAAACGGTGGTTGTGGTGGTGGTGGAGGACCGGGTGGTACTGGTGGATCCGGCACAGCAAATCAAGGATATGATGGTGGCGATGGTGGTAATGGTGGACCTACTAACCACTCCTGTGGTGGTGGAGGCGGTGCTGGTAGTGCTGGTTCCAATCGATCTGGTAATAATGGTGGAGCTGGTGGTAATGGTGTGCCCGTCTCCATTACAGGAACTAACGTAACTTATGCCGGTGGTGGCGGTGGGGTATGTGACCCTGGTGGCACAGCTGGAAATGGTGGTCCTGGAGGAGGTGGTGCCGCTGGCAATGCTCCCGACAATCCTAGTAATGGTAATGGAGTTAGCGGATCATCAGGAACAGGTGGTGGCGGAGGTGGAGGTACATCTCATAGTTCTGGACAGGGTGGTGGAGCTGGTGGTTCAGGAATTGTCGTTGTTCGTTATAAAATCGCATCGACAAACACTGCAAGAGCATCTGGTGGTGCTATTAGTTTCTATAATGGAAAAACTTTCCATGTGTTTAATTCATCTGCAAACTTTGTAGTATCGAGTGGTCCTATATCATGCGATTTCTTGGCCGTCGGTGGTGGCGGAGCGGGTGGTATTGGTTGTGGTGGCGGCGGTGGTGCTGGTGGATATAGATCTTCTTTCCCAGAGGGTCCTGGTGGTCCATCACCATCATCTGAAGCAGCAGTTACCATATCTAATGGAACATATGCAGTAACAATTGGATCGGGGGGAGCAAGACCTGGAAGTGGAAGTGGCATACAGGGTCAAGGTTTTTCTGGTGGTCACTCTAATATCGCTTTCCCTTCAGCAGTTAGGGCTGAAGGCGGTGGTGGAGGAGGAAATGTAGGTGGGTCTGGTAAAGCTGGTCAACCTGGTGGTTCTGGTGGTGGTGGAAACTATCCAGGTCTCGCCCAATCTGATGGAAACAGACAATCACCACACAGTAGCACCCCTGTTCCAAATCAAGGATATCCTGGTGGACCAAGCAATACTCCAGCGAACTATGGTGCTGGTGGTGGCGGTGGTGCCGGTGCTGCTGGTGCTCAGGGATCTTCATCTGATGGGGGAGATGGCGGAGCAGGAAAACAAAATACTGCTACAGGAGTTACACTATCCTTAGCAGGTGGTGGTGGTGGAAACATTTACTATCCATCAACAACTGTCGGTGATGCCACTCATGGTGGTGGTCAAGGTGCCCCTCACACACAAGCTGCGCCAACAACTGGTCCTACAAGCATTAATGGACATACAAACACTGGTGGCGGCGGTGGAGGAGGATTGAGACATGCTGGTGGTGGTCCAAATACCGGTCTCGGTCCAGGCACACCACCTGCTAACACTGGTAACGCAGGGCAGGGTGGTTCCGGTATCGTCATCATCGCATATCCTACCTAACTAAATACCTAAAAAGTAGATAAAATGTCGCAACTATTCGTTGACAATATCAAAAATAGAACCGGTGGGGCTGTTGGTTTCCCAACTGGAGTGGTTGTCACTGGCGTTGCGACCTTTAACAATCAGGTCTCTATCGCAGGGACACTGACTTATGAAGATGTAACCAACGTTGATTCCACTGGTATTATCACTGCTAAGAGTGGTGTTAAGGTAACTGGTGGAGAAATCTTAGTTGGATCTGGGTTCTCTGTTGGACAAGCAGGTGTTGCTACTGCATCTGGAATAAGAGTTGGATCTGGTATTACGATTGATTCTGCTAGTGGTATCATTACTGCTACAGCGTTTGTTGGTTCTGGTGCTGAACTTACTGGTGTTATTTCTGGTGTAGAACTACAGTTCGCAGGAGCATCAGTTGGAACTGCGATTACAAACATAAACTTCTCTGGTTTCAGTTCTGTAACTGCACCAACTGCTGGATTGTCAACCGTCACAGTAGCAGGTTGGGAAGTCTATGACACCTGGTTATATGGTGGCGGTTGATTTACTAAATAACTAAAAAGTATACTCATGGCACTGGAAAGAGGAAAACTTAGCAATGTGGTCAGAGTCGCAGCAGGTGCGACCGTGGGTATTGCTACATGCACTTCGGGTAAGAAGGTATATATTAAGTCGATTATCGCTCATGCTGCTGGCGGCGGAAGTATTGGCACGGCGACGGCACAGGTTTATTTTACTCAAGCAGGAGTAACAACTGGTCCAACCACACGAATTTTTGATGTTGACGTTCTGTCAGGAGAAACTATTCTGTTAGAACCATCATATCCGATTGTGTTAGGAGAGAATGGAGATACACTTGCTGTTGGAACAGGAAACTTTGCTGGTGTTGCAGCAACTCACGTCAACTTCATGATTACCGGCGATAAGGAGGCTTGATACATGGCTCCATTCAAATCATCACTCGCAAAAACTGGTAAAAAACTTCTTGGAGTTTTTAATCAAACAGATTTATCTTTAAGGGGTGCTACTCAGCGTTCAAAGGTATCTGATCCTCCACAATTTTATGAATTTAAAGTGTGGGGAGCTGGAGGTGCTGGTGGGTCGTCTGGTGAAGCAGGTGGTGGAGGTGCTTACATCACTGGTCAATATGAATTTAATCCAGGTACACAACTTACCATTGTAGTTGGATCAGGAGGAATTTATCCAGTTGGTTTTGATGTTTCAAACTATGGTGCTGGTGGACCGAAAGGAAGACAGTTTAGTTACACAACCGGTACTGGTGGAGGTATGAGTGGTGTATTTCTTACATCTGACACTGTTTTCACATCAGCAGATTCTCCAACACCTGCGGGTGCTATTGCTTTACCAGATCCTGCAGCACCAGGTGCTGCAGCGTTGGTGCAACCAGGAGCAACAATACAAAACTGTCTAATTGCTGCTGCTGGTGGTGGTGCTGGTGTTAATTATGGTAATGGGCATGGCGGTGCTGGCGGAGTAACTGCTGGTGGCAATTCAGACAACACAGACCCTGCAACTGGCGGTACTTGGGGTGGTGCTGGAACTGATACTGGTTCTGGTGGACTTTCTGATCCATCGTCATCACCACCACACGCCGTGAATGGTGGTTTATTCTATGGAGGACATAGTTCCGGTGGTGGCGGTGGTGGAGGTGGTTTCTACGGTGGTGGTGGCGGTGGAAACTCCAGTCAAGTTAGTGGTGGTGCTGGAGGAGCATCATATTATAAAACTACTCAACCTTCTCCACCAGCATTTGTAGGATATAATCCAGGTTCGTTTTCAAACTCAGTTGATGGAGTTCCTGGAGATCAAGATGCAAATCCAACTACATACAGACGTGCGGGAAATAGGACAGACCCCCTGAATGGTGGATCTTATGGTGCTGGTGGTGACAATGGAAATGCGGGACAAAATGGATTGGTTGCATATAGAAAAGCAAATTCTTATCCTGCTCTTCCAGGAGCATCTTGGACAAGTATTACACACACTGGCACTGATCAAACACTTATTGTTACTGCTGATTAAATTTGAATCAAATTGTTATTGCTAAATTAAAATTAAACTGGTTTAAGAAACAAAGACTGAAAAGAATAATATATAAAAATCTTGATAGACATTTGTTATGTTTGGGTGATATTAAGAGTACATATCACCCAAATGCTCTTCTACATAAACTCCCAGAATTTTCATGTTTTGAGTCTAAGTCAAGTCAAATTTTACAAAACAATCTCGAAAAAAATATCAAAATCAATATTAGTAGTATGTGGGCTAACGTTGGTTCTCATGGATCAAGGGTTTCATCACATAATCATGTAAGTGATAGTAATGATGATCTATTCAGAACCTGTGGAATTTGTGGAGCGTATTATCTACAGAAACCAAAACTGTCAGGGAATTTCATTGCAAATAGTAACGTAATTGATACAGAAGAGGATCAACTCATTCTCTTTTCTCCACACATGATGCACCAAACTGAAGTAAATTTTTCAAAAAAAGATAGAATCGTCATCTCCTTCAATGGATATTTGACACTCTCTTGAGCATCATATATAATAGACCTGAATACATTATAGGTATATGGCATTTCAATCAGTTTGGTATTATACCGACCTGCCCGAAGATATTGTAGATATCATCGAGAGGGACGTATCTGAAACTTTTGACGAACAAATGGGAGACTCCAAACTGCATGGGGATGCTCTCAATCTAGAGAAAAGGAACTCACAAAATGCCTGGATTCCAACGACTCACTGGGTCGGTGGTTTCTTGTGGCACTATATTCAACGTGCAAACCGTGAGAACTTCCTGTATGATCTGCGGTGTATTGATGGAGAATCAATGCAATACACCCGATATGGTGAAGGTCAGTTCTACGGATGGCACAATGACGCAGGACTTGCCACACAATACAAACCAGTAAGTGTTGGTAATCGTGCTGATGGTCTGGGACAGGACTTTGTGAATGAAAATATTGAGATGGTTCGTAAACTGTCTTTTGCGATGCAACTCTCTGACCCTGATGATTATGAGGGTGGTAATGTGCAACTGCTGGATGAAGCAGGCAACAGTTATATTGTTCCTCGTAAGCGTGGCACGATTGTATTGTTTGACTCCCGCACACAACACCGAGTTCTGAAAGTTACAAAAGGAACCCGTAAGTCTATCGTTGGATGGACTGTTGGACCCCGTTGGAAGTGAGGTAGAACATGGCAGAACAAATGACGGAACTGCAACTGATGATGCAGGAGAGGACTAACTCAGGAACTGCCTGGACTCGTAATGAAAAGTTTGAAAAGGATGGATATCTGGTAGTTAAAGACCTTTGGGATCCCGAAGAACTTTATCACCCAGTTCCTGAAGAAAAAGGTCAGTATAACTATTGGGACAAGAACCCCGAACATTTTAATCATGTTCCTGTTGAGCAACAGGTAGAAGGTTCTACATCACGTTATTGGCACCCACAATATCGTGCGATTCACTCTGGTATTCGTATGAAACTGGAGGAAATCATCGGTCGTAAGTTGTATAACACTTATTACTATGATCGGTATTACTATCCCGGACAAGAACTGACACGACATGCTGATCGTGATGCATGTGAGATTTCTGTATCAGTTCATGTCAGCACCAACTTAGAAGGTAAGGATGCTGATTGGCCTTTCTGGATTAAGACACCAGATACTTACACCGATAAGAAGAAGACAACTGTTCTTGTTCCTGGTGAGAATCGTTCCCTGGTTCTGAAACCCGGTGATGGTTTGCTTTATAAAGGATGTGAACGTCCACACTGGCGTGATGCCATGCCTGGATTAAATAAGAAGAAGAATAAAAAACTGTTTGGTAAAAAGACTTCAGAGACTGAACTTTACTACCACCAAATCTTCTTCCATTATGTTCTTCAAGATGGACAAAGAGCACACTGTGCATGGGATAGAGCACGATGAAGTTTAAGAGGTTTCTAAGTGGACCTCCAATTTCTCCATATGCCCCTCAGTGGGATTTTAGAGTTGGAACTTCAACATGTGAAGGTATTGATACCAGATCTCTTTCTGGGTTTTTACTACTAAAAGAAAAAGAAGTAAAGAAGTTGCCTACTACTGTCATAGATGACACATTATCTGATGGATATACTGGACTTGGTTCGAGATCCACTACAGCAAAGTTTCAATCTTATAATGTTCTCACATGGGATCATTCTGAAATAAAAAAATTAAAATCAAACATTGCTAAAAGTGTAATCGACTTTAATGATGAGTGTGGTAATAAAACACCAAATGTATTATGGATTCAGTGTTGGTATAATGTTTTAAGATTTGGTCAAAAGATTAGACCTCATCATCACTCAGTAAACCCAGATTGTTATCTTAGTGGACACTTTAATGTCCAAGTAAATGATACTTCAACTGTATACATGTCACCTATAAATCAATTAAATGATCCTCAGGTGATTGACATCAAAAATAAAGTTGGAGATATGACTCTATTTCCTTCTTACATTTTTCATTATACAACTCCACATTATTCATTCAAACCAAGAATTACAATTGCCTTTGATTTAAAATTACATAAATCACACGATAGTTTTATACAATTATGAAAGCACCACTTTTTGAATATCCTACCTATCAATATCAGATTAAAGACTGGGAGTTCAAGAAGAAAGGATTACTTAAAAGGATAAAGGAGGAAAAGTTCATTAGAAATGAACTACAAACCTTTGAGACTGATAGGCAGACGAATAAGAAATCCTATCTTCATTACTTCCAAGATCTAATCAAAGATGAGTTGTGGGAGTTTGTGCAAGAAGCACAAGTCACTTGCGGTATGACAGATTGCTGGGCAGTTCGTTATCAGAAGGGTGACCATCAGACCATACATAATCACAGGAGCTGGGGATTTACTGGCATTCTTTATGTTGAGTTTGACCCTAAAGTTCACACTCCTACCTGTTTTGTAGCACCATGGCAAGATCCCAGAAGTGACACTACATCTCTTGCTTATCCTCAGAATGTAAAGGAGGGAACAATCTTTATCTCTCCATCTTATACCTTACACTTTGTACATCCTAACCAAGTAAGAAAGCATAGAACAATCATCTCATTTGATTTGTTACCAAAACTTCCCGACCACCAGTCAGTAGACTGAGTGGTCTTTTTTATGTCATAAATAACTAAAAAATTACTATAAAATGTCCAGAATTAGAGCAGATAAATTTGTAAATAATGCTGCGACTGGAGCACCTCAACTGACTTTTGGAGCTGAGGTTGTTGCTGGTGTTGGAATCACTGGTGCTGGTGGTATTAATGTTGGTGGTGCTGTTACAGCAGCGTCTGGTAACTTCACTGGAGCAGTAACAGTTGGTGGTGTTCTTACATACGAAGATGTAACTAATATTGATTCGCTTGGTATCATCACTGCAAGAAGTGATGTATCAATCGCAGACTCCATTTTCCATACAGGAGACACTAACACAGCAATAAGATTCCCTGCCGCTGATACATTTTCAGTAGAAACTGCTGGTAGTGAGAGACTTCGTATAGATTCAACTGGTCGTATTGGTGTTGGAACTGATTCATTTAATGACGCCGCAGAAGTAATGCGCGTTCAAGCGGTTACTGGACAAAGTAATACACTTTTTACAATTAAGGCAAACAGTACAACAGGAAGTTCTATATTGAACTTTGGTGATAATGACTTTAATGAAGGTCGCATCATATATGGTCACAGTGATAACTCGATGCAGTTTAGAACTGATGATGCAGAAAGACTTCGTATTACCTCAACTGGTGGTGTTCACTTTAATAATGCAGAACTGATTGAGAGAGTAAGTATTGTCGCAAATAAGTTAAGCGCCGTTCCAAATGTTAGTCTTGACAATGGAATGGTTCATTACTATACAACTAACGAAACTACAACAGCCACTCCTAATATCATATCAACTGCTGGTATCAACACCAGCATGGCAACAGGTGATACCATGTCTGTTACGATTTTGAGCAAACCAAATAATGCTGGATATTTTCCAAAGGTTTCGATCGACGGAGTAGCAACTGGTATCACAACATATTGGAGCGGTGGATCCGCACCAAGTTCCGCAGAATCTTCTGGTGTTGATGTAAACGTATATCAAATTATTAAAACAGCAGATGCAACTTACGATGTTTTAGCAAATACATCTAACTTTGCTTGATAGGAGGTAGATATGTTCGGTGAAAAACATAAAAAAGAAATGCCCCTCCTTGGAATGCTTGGACTGGGTGGAGGTGTTGGAAGTAATTTAGTCGGTGGTGCTGCATCAATTGAAGCAAGTGGTGGCACCAAGACTACTTCAGGTGTTTATACTATTCACACATTCACTTCACCAGGAAATTTGGTTGTTGCAAGTGGATCTGGAACTGTTGATATTCTCATCGTCGGTGGTGGCGGTGGTGGTGGTAAAGATCACTACACAGGTGGATCTGGTGGATATAATGGTAGAGCTACTGGCGGTGGTGGTGCTGGAACACTTAAATATTTTACAGGATTACCATTAGAACCTGGAACATACCCAGCTACTATCGGTTCTGGTGGACAAGGGGCACCACATCCAGGAGCAAGTTACACTGGTGCTGATGGTGGTAACACTGTATTTGGTGCATCACCTTTACCTATTAATCAAACATCTCCTGGTGGAGGTGGTGGTGGTGGATCAGGACCTGGACCTAACTATGCAGGAAGACCTGGTGGTTCATCGGGTGGTGGATCTAATGGTAAAGCATCAGTTCCAGGAACAGCTGCTTCAGGACATCCACAAGGGACTGATCAAGTATCTCCTCCTATTGGATGGGGTAATGCTGGTGGTGCTGGTATCCCCGGCGAACCTTACTCAGAAGGAGGTGGAGGTGGTGGAGCTGGAGCCGCTGGTAAAGCTGGGGGAGGAAATCCAAGAGGAGATGGTGGTGTAGGTGCTACTTATACAATCTCTGGATCACCAGTAATGTATGCTGGAGGTGGTGGTGCTGGTGGACGTAGCGCTAGTAATGACGGTGAAACAGGTGGTGTTTGGACTGGATCTTCTGTTTTACCTAGTGGACCACTTGCAGGTGCTGGTCCTGGTGGATCTGGTCCTGGTGGTAATGGCACTAACGCATCCGCTAACACTGGTTCAGGTGGTGGTGGTGCCGGAACCAATCCTCCATCAAGCACTGCGGGAACTGGTGGTAATGGTGGATCTGGTATTGTTATTGTTCGTTATCTCACTTGATAAATAACTAAAAAATTACCATAAGATGTCAAAGGTAAGAGCCGATAACATATCAAATAGAGCCAATGATGGGGCACCCGCACTAACTTTTGGTGCTGAAGTACCTGTAGGTTATGGTATTACTGGTGCTGGAGGTATCAATGTAAGTGGTGCTGCTACCATCGGTGGTAACTTAACTGTTGGTGGTGTTCTGACTTATGATGATGTAACTAATGTAGACTCACTTGGCATTGTTACTGCAAGAGGTGGAGTAGAGTTTGGTGCTTCTGGTGTTGGTGGAACCATCACCGGAGCAGGACAAGCAGAGTTTGCTGGTATTGTCACGGCACTAGGTGTAAACGTTTCTGGTATTGTAACTGCTGCATCATTCCAAGGTTCTGGTGCAGACTTAACCAATCTTCCTGCAAGTGGTGATTCTAATGATATCACTGCCTCATTGTTCCTCTGATAAATAAAGGAAAAAAGTAAAATGGCGCTCAAAAAGACTCAGTTATTAGATATCACATCCGTTACTGGTATTAACACGGTTGGTATCTTTACCGTGGGAGTGACTCCAACTGCTGGTGGTGTAGGTGTTGCGTCTACTTCCTACATCAAAAATGTTATCATGCATAACACTGGATTAGGAACTGCTAGAGTTTCGCTTTTCATCAATCCAAATACTGCAAATGCTAATGCTCTTGGATATGGTGTTACGGCAAACAGATTCCTGAGACTAGATGTCGCGCCAAACGAAACAGCATTTTTTGAATCAACATATCCGATTGTAATGACAGACAGAGATAGTTTATCAGTAGAAATCGCAGCACCAGATTCAGGTGGAACTGGTATTGGTTCTGCAGTCAACTTTATTGTCAACGGGGACACAGATGTCTGATTATGGGCGTAAGATCTCTTGGTAACGCACTAGCAAGTTTCGGATATAAGTTCGGAACGACTGGATTAGAGGCAGTAGGTGGCCCACGAGTATCCATAGTTGCGTCTGGTGGAACAAAAACAACATCTGGCATTTATACTATTCATACGTTCACCAGTCCTGGCAACTTTGTTGTTACTAATGGTGGAGAGGTAGAATACCTTATCGTCGGTGGTGGCGGCGGTGGAGGATGTGGAGATGCCCCACCAGATGCTGATGCTGAAGGTGGTGGCGGTGGTGCTGGTGCTGTTTACTCAACGGATCCAGCAATCCCATCACCACAAAGAAAATCTCCAATTACAGTAACAGCTCAAACTTATCCTATCGTTATTGGTGCTGGTGGTGGAGGTGCCCCTGGTGAAGTAAACGGTGGTGCTTTGGGCGGAAATGGTGGTGTCAGCAGTGCTCTCGGTGTAACAGTTGGTGGTGGCGGTGGTGGAGGATCTAGAAATGCTGGATATCCACATCCCAATCCTATTCCAAGTCATAATAATGCTGGAGTTCCTGGACCTGTTGCCAGTGGTCCTGCTCCTACAGATAATGCTGGTTCTGGTGGAGGAGGTGGACAAGCAGATGATAATTATGGACCACCTGGTACATCAACAGGAGGACCATTAGGAAAAGCAGGTGGTGCAGGTGCATTTAATAGCACTCCATCCGCTTCAGGTGGAGGTGGTGGTGGTGGATTCACTGGTGCCGGAGGAAATTCAACTGGAGATCCTGTTTATGGTGGCACTGGCGGTGATGGTATTACTTTAACCATTCCTGGAAGTCCATTAGCAGTTGGTGGAGGTGGTGGTGGTGCTGGTATGAGAAATAATGACCCAGCACCGGCAAATTGGGGTTCAGCTGGTGGTTTAGGTGGTGGTGGTTTAGGTGGTAAGCAAGATAGAAATGGAGGAGATGGTACTGCAAATACCGGAGGCGGTGGTGGTGGCAGTGGAAGAGATGGTGGTGATGGAGGATCCGGTATCGTTGTTATCAGATATCCAACCTAAATATCTAAAAAAGTCATATGGCACCACTTCGTTCGCTAGGAAATATACGCTCCGCATTTGATGACTTTTATGCGAGAACAGGAAAGGATGCGGTAACTCCCTCACCACCACCAATAATTTCATCTGGTGGGACAAAAATAGAGGATGGAAATAATGTATATCATGTTTTTACGTATCCAAACTCAGATACCTTCACTTCTAATACTGCAGTATCGGCATACTATCTGGTAGTTGCGGGTGGTGGCACCGCAGGAACAAACTCTGGTGGTGGAGGTGGTGCTGGTGGTGCATATTCAAACCATCCAGATGTTCCATCACCCATCAGACAAAGTGCTCTGAATATAGTAGCAGGAACCACTTATCCAATCACGGTTGGCAATTATAGTGAAAATTCCGCAATAGGACCAAGTGTCATTACTGCAACTGCTGGTGGTGCTGGTGGAAATACTGAAGCTAATGGTAGTAATGGTGGTTCCGGTGGTGGTGGAGGTAATAACTATTCAAATCAAAGCACCACTGCCGGTTCTGCATCTCCATCAGGGCAAGGAAATCCTGGTGGAAGACAGATAGCTCCTGCACCTGGAACCTCAGGTGGTGGCGGTGGTGGTGGATGGGGTGAAGCAGGATATAGCACGGGATCTGTCCCAGGTCCTGAAGAACCAAAGAGAGGAGAAGGTGGAGCTGGTAGGGCATTACCAAGTTTACCTGCTCCACTTTTAGCACCAGCAATTCCTGCACCAGAAAGAAGTGCATGGACTGCTGCTGTCGGTCCTCAAGGTTATTTTGCAGGTGGTGGCGGCGGCCACGTTGATTTTGCAGACGGTCCTAGTCCAGATAATGGTGGTGCTGGTGGTGGAGGTCACGGACAAAATCCCCAGAACGCAACTGGAGAAACACCTGGAGTTTATGGAACCGGAGGTGGTGGTGGTAGTGGCAACCCCAGTGGATTACCTGGTGGTTCTGGTATTGTTATTGTTTGGTATACAAAATCATAAATATCTAAAAAATCATAAGATGGGCGCACGTTCTACTAATCCAACACAATCATTCTTTGACGACTTTTTTCGTAGTGGAACCGATGCGGTAGCTCCTGAACCACCACCACTTATTAATTCACCGATCACTGCTACTGGTGGTGACAGTACATTAACGATTACTGGATATAAAGTTCATATTTTTACGACCACGGGACCTGCTACTCTTAATGTATCCTCAGGTGGAGGTGAAGTTGAATATCTAGTTGTTGCTGGTGGTGGTAGTGGATCTGCTCAATATGGTGGCGGTGGTGGTGCCGGAGGTTTCAGAACAAATCTCTCAGGACATCCAAGAGCAGGTGATCCAGTAAATGTACAACCAGGAAATACGACGGTTGTTGTAGGGGCAGGTGGTGCGTATGCCACTCCAACTGGGATGCCTGGAGTTGCTGGAGGAAATTCATCTATCGATCCCAACTCTCCTCAGAGAAATGAGTTAGAAGGAACAGGAATCATCATTGCCACTGGTGGTGGTGGAGGTGGTGCTCCTGGTGAACAACCTAACCCTTGGGGTTCAGGTACTAATGGTGGACCTGGTGGTTCTGGTGGAGGTGGTGCTGGTCGCACTGGTCCTAATGCACCAAACTATACTGGTGGTGCTGGAAATGCTGGTGGATATAATCCAGTAGAAGGTTATGCTGGCGGAGATGGACGGTTCCCAGGAGATAGATGCGGTGGCGGCGGTGGTGGTGCCGGTGCTGTCGGAGAAGATGCCCCATCGGTCAGCGGCGGAAATGGTGGAGTCGGAGTTCAGTGCTTAATCGCAGGTAATCCTTCACCGATTGGTACACCAGGTCCATCTGGAGATGGATGGTTTGCTGGTGGTGGTGGCGGTGGTGGATATAATGTGGATGCTGGATCTGGTGGAGCAGGTGGTGGTGGTGCTGGTAGATCATCACCAACAGCAGGCGTTCCTGGAACTGCCAATACTGGTGGTGGAGGAGGTGGTGGATTCCACCCTGGTGCTACAACTGGTGGTGATGGTGGATCTGGTATTGTTGTTATTCGATATCCAAATTGATAAATAACTAGAAAGTCATAAGATGACAAGAGCACGCAACCTTGGTAAATTAGCTAATCAAAATAGTTTAAGTGCTGACAATACTAATAATTTTGTTGGTATTGGTAGCACTCAACCTGACGCTAAGTTAGATGTTAATGGGACAGTTTTAGTTGGAACTGCAATTACCATTGGTGGAGCAAGCGGTATCGTCAGTGCTACTGCTTTCTATGGTGATGGTTCTAACCTTGATGGTGTTGCAAGTGCTGGACTTGGAACTGCACTTGCAGAAGAGGGTGCAGGGTCAGTAATTTACTACACTGATGCTGTTCTTGGTATTGGAAGCACAGTTATTGTTTCTGTTCCGAGCACAACATCTGACGTAGCATATACACAATATGCGACAGTATCAGTTGATGGTGATGCTGATTTAATCGTTGCTGAGGATGATGACTTTATTGCTGATATTCTTGGTATCGGTAGTGATGTTCAGACACCTGGCACATTAACAAATAATAGTAGAGTTCGTGCTGCAAGACTTGCTAATAGTGCAGGAACTGGTGCTCCTCAATTACAATTTGGTGCTGAAGTTCCTGTAGGTTATGGTATCACTGGCGCTGGTGGTATTAATATCACTGGTGTAGCAACAGCAGGAAGTTTTGTTGGTAATGTCACTGGTAATCTAACTGGTAATGCAACGGGTCTTTCTGGTACACCAGATGTAACTGTAAATAATGTTGTTGCTGGTGTTATCACTGCTACTACATATGTTGGTGTCCCAGAGGGAACCAACGTGCTTAAAGCAATGCTCTTCGTCTAAATACATTTAAAACGGGAATACAATGGCTCTTGCACAGGTAGGATTAGGAAGTATTACACAGGTTGCTGCTGGAACAACGGCATCAGTGTATACTGTTGGATCGGCAAAGACCGCATATATCCGAGCACTTGAGATTCATAGTTTGGATTCGTCCAATACTGCTAATGTGCAGGTGCATGTTGTCCCTGTGGCATCAGGTGGCGGTGCGGGGACAGCAACTTCTATTACAAGAATTGCAAGATTAGGTATCTCAACAGAGGATACATATTTCTTTGAGAATGCATATCCTATCACTCTGAATAGTAATAATGATACTATTCAGATTTACAACGAAGGTTCAGACGCAGTTAATGTATTAGTTCTTGGTGATAGAGAGGGTTGATAAATGGCAGGAAGAAGTTCTCAGGCAGATAATAGAGGATCAGATATTTTTTCTTTCCTTGCTAGCGGAAAACAAAAAGAGTTTCATACAAGTAAGTCTGCTTTAGCACAACAACCCTTTGGACACACAGCAACTGGTGGTGTTATTAACGAGTATAATACTCCTCCTGGTGCTGTTTATAGATCACATATTTTTACATCAGCAGGAACCTTTCAAATAACTGAACTTGGCATCATTGATAATACGGTTGACGTTCTTTTAGTTGCTGGTGGCGGTGGCGGTGGTGCTTCCGGTGGTGGTGGAGGTGCTGGAGGATTTTATGATGCACCAGGAATTTCAGTTTCAGTTGCCTCATATCCAATTGTCATCGGGTCTGGAGGTGTTGGAAGTCCTGCAGGATCCAACAGGGGCGGCGTAACTCCGGCACCAGCAGCAACAAATGGTGGAAACACCACTGGATTTTCTCTGACTGCCTATGGTGGTGGGCGAGGTGGAATGGAAGCACCAGATGGTGCTGATCGTGGTGGTGCATTTGGTGGATCTGGTGGTGGTGCATCAGGAACTCCTGGTCCATCATCAAATGGTGGTGGTCCTGGTCTTAATCCAACAACACCAAGTCCTCTTACATCACCTCTTCCAGTATCGAATCCTTATCCAATAACTCAAGGTTATGCTGGTGGTGGATCTGGTAGTGGACCATCCGGTGGCGGTGGTGGTGCCGGTGGTGCTGGTAGTGATGGTGGTTCAGCTTCACAATCAGCCGCAGGAGATGGTGGTCCTGGAGCACCTAATGTATATGCTTATGGACCAACAAATCCAGTAACTTATGCCGGTGGTGGCGGTGGCGGAGTTAGAATGACACCACCAGGTAGTGATAGTTTAGCTGGTAGTGGTGGTGCCGGTGGAGGTGGAAATGGTGACGTTAGTAATAATAATGCAGAATCTGGAACTCATGCTACTGGTGGTGGTGGAGGTGGCGGTGGTCACTTAAATGGAGGAGGAAACCAAGGTGCTGGTGGTTCTGGTGGTTCTGGTGTTGTTGTAGTTCGTTATAAAATCGCTCAAACTACTGCATCAGCAAAAGCAACTGGTGGTTCTATTAGTTTTGCTGGTGGTAAAACAATTCACACCTTTACATCATCTGGAACTTTCCATAATCCAACAGCACTTACGATTGACTATCTAATTGTAGGTGGAGGTGGTGCTGGTGGATCCAATAATGGTGGCGGCGGCGGTGGCGGTGGTGTTCTTGCTGCAACTGGACAACCACTTCCTGCATCACCAAGAGCAGTTGTAATTGGTGGTGGTGGTAATGCCATAACTGGTGGACCCGAATCTTTGACTCACCAACCTGGTAGTAATACCACTTTTAATTCACTAACTGCTGGATACGGTGGTGGTGGTGGACAACTCCAACCTAGCCGGGCTGGTGGAAATGGTGGTGCATCCAACGGATCTGGTGGTGGTGGTGCTCCTGGTGGTTCTGGTGGGACAAACGGGCAACCTGGTGGATATCCTGGTGGATCTGGTTCTAATAGTGGTCCAGGTTATGGATCTGGCGGAGGTGGTGGTGCCGGTGGAACTGGATCTAATGGAGATAATTCTGCACAAACAGCAGCTGGTGGAGGTAACGGATTACCAAATAGTATTTTGGGAACCACTTACGCCTGGGCAGGTGGTGGCGGTGCCGTCAACGGTGGCGGTAATGGAGGAGCAGGTGGCACCGGAGGCGGTGGTGGTGGTGGATGCGAAAATGCTTATACTGCTGGCGCTGGTGGAACTGGTGGATTATTTGATGGTGAAGATGGTATCAAAGCACCGTCTCCTGATCCTGGAGCAAACAAAGGTGGACATGGTGGAAATAGCACCGGAGGCGGAGGTGGCGGTGGCGGCACCGTAGGAAACGGTGATACCGGAGCAAGAGGTGGTAATGGTGGTTCTGGTATCGTTGTTATCGCTTACCCCACTTGATAAATAACCAAAGGATTGCTATAATCCTAAATATCTAAAACAAACTTAGTCAAAAGATAAAAGATGGCTCATTTTGCACAACTAGATGAAAACAATGTGGTAACTCAAGTCATTGTTGTGAGCAACGATGACACATCCGATTCTAATGGAACTGAAACGGAAAGCATTGGTGTTGCTTTCTGTCAGAAACTCCTTGGTGCTGATACCAACTGGAAGCAAACTTCATATAATGGCAACATGAGAGGCAACTATGCAGGTATTGGATATACCTACATGAGTAATGTTGCTACTCTGGGTGTTGGTTCTACTGACATCTTTATCAGTCAGCAACCACATGCTTCTTGGGTTATTAGTAGCACAGCAGCACAGTGGGAACCACCATCAACTCCAGGTGCAGCACCTGCATTGACTGATGCTGAAGTAGCAGCAGGTAAGTATTACGTCTGGAATGAAAGTAATTATCAATCAGACCCAGCAACAGCATGGGTTCTGACCACACCTGAATAAATCATAAGGAGGGGCAACCCTCCTTTTTTTGTGTCTATAAATAAGTAAAAAAGTGTAGATAGATGGCACTGACAGACGCAACTAGGTTAGCTAATTTTTCGTCAGGTGTGGGAACTGATGGAACTCTTGATACAAACAATCTGAATATCAGTGGTGTTGCGACTGCTGCTACTCTAAAAGTTGGTAGTGCGGTCACTGTTTCTGGTGGTATTGTTACTGCGACACAATTTGTTGGTGATGGTTCTCAACTGACTGGTGTAAGTGGATTTGCTACTGCATTATCAAGTGATCAAACATCAGTATTAAATAGATTTTTTAAGACACCTGAAGAAATCCCCATCGGAGCAGGGACATCAGTTTCCATCACATCAGATGATGCTTCAGGTAATATCGCATTTTGTAGAGAGGGTAATATTCATGTAGCAGTTGGTGCTACTTTCCACATAGGATCTGGAACCACTCTAGCTACAAATGTCTTGGGTGTATTTTGATAAATAAAACATAGCAAAAGGATTTTAGAAACAGATGTCTGAAATTAGAGTCAATACTATAAAATCTGAGGATGGTGCTTCACCAATTTCATTTAATAAAGGTATAAATGTAACTGGTGTTGCGACCGCTACCAGTTTTGTAGGTGATGTGACTGGTAATGCCACGGGATTAACTGGAACTCCTGATATTACCGTCAATAATATTACCGGTGTTGCCGCTACCTTTACTGGTGTAGTGACCTATGAAGATGTAACTAATATTGACTCTGTTGGTGTTGTTACCGCAAGATCTGGTCTTGAGGTTACTGGAATCATCACAGCAAGACCTGGCACGGCAGTAACATTTAAGGGTGGTGTTGAGGTCAAAGATGCTTCAGAGACTGTTAGTACAGGATCAACCACCGCATTTACATCATCTCTTGTGACATTAGAGTGTGATTGCAATAATGGAACAGTGTTTACTCACGATATTGCAAATGGTGCAGTTGGCATTGTTTCTATTACCAACTTCCCTGCTGTTAAGAATTCATTCCATACAGTTTCTGTTATCTTTACTCAGGCATCTACAAATGCTGGTCTTGGTAACACGACAGGACCCACAGGTATTGGAACAAATATTACACTGAAACCTCAAGGTGTCAGTGGCATTAGTACTGTTGCAAGAGTTGGTTCAGGCACAACAGTTACACTTTCTGCCACTACAAGCGACATAGACATTGTTACATTTGGTATTCATTATAATGGATCTACAAATACAGAGGCAAATAACTATAAAACCTTTGCTACAAATAATGGCAGCTTCCGCTTCGGTTGATAGGAGGTAAATAATGGGTATCTTTAACGAATTTAATAAGAAAGAAAAACCAGTCTTTACTGGTATTGCAAGAGGTATTGGTGGTTTTGGTTTCGGTGCCTCTGCTGCTGGTGGTGGTGCTGCTACACCTTCTCTAGGTGCCTCTGCATCTGGTGGTGTGATTCATGAATATCTTGATCCATCTCCTGGAACCAAATATAGGTGTCACATTTTCTTTAATCCTGGCACCTTTGTAGTAACTGATATTGCAAATGCATCAACGTTAGATTATCTCATCGTTGCTGGCGGTGGCGGTGGCGCTGGAGATAATGGTGGTGGTGGAGGCGGTGGAGGCGTTTACAGTGGATCCACAACTATTGCTAACAGAACTTATCCAGTCACGGTTGGAACTGGTGGTAAAGGAACTTGGTCAGGAACACAAGATACTCCTGGAACTAATGGGACACCTAGTTCATTCACAGATCCTGGTGGACCAACAACAAGAACTGCCGGTGGTGGTGGTGGAGCAGGTGCATACCCAGGTGGGGCAGCAAAAAGTGGATTAACTCCTGGTGGATCTGGCGGTGGTGGAGCATTTCCACCTGCAAATGCTCCTGGATCTGCTAACACAGATTCTGGTGCTCAAAGTGGTGGTGCTGGAGGTCAGGGGGGCAGTCACGGAGGTGGCGGCGGAGGTGGTGCAGGCGGCAATGCTGGAACTAATGCAGGAACACCAAAGGGTGGTGGACCCGGTGGTGATGGATATCCATCAACAATTTTAGGACCATTTTTACCATCACCCAGATCAATTTGGGGTGGAGGTGGCGGAGGAACCACTCACCCTGGACATGGTGGGTCCGATACTCCTGGTAGAGGCGTTGGCGGAGCAGGTGGCGGTGGCGGTGGATCAGATGATGGTCCCATGCTTGGAACTGGTGGAACTGGATTTAGTGAAGGATGGTTTGCAAGAGCTGATCCTGGTGGTAATCCAAAATCTAACGGTGGTGGACATGGTGGATTTGCTACAGGCGGCGGTGGCGGCGGTGGTGGAGCCACAAGATCGGACTCAAATGTACCTTCTCAAACTGGCTCAAGATATTACAGTCCGCCGACAGCATGGGGCACTCTTGGAGGAGATGGTGGACCTGGAATCGTTGTCTTCCGATATGAATTACCTTCAGATTATGATTTAACATATGCCAAAGCAACTGGTGGATTTATTCATAAAGATCATACCAATGATGAAGTATATCACGTTTTTGCAGGTCCTACTTATGCAGGAAATCCTGGACCTTCATTTGGACCTGGAGATGGTATGCTTCAGTTTGCCATTCCTAGTGGTGAATCACCATTCCCAGCAGCAGTGCTGATTGTTGGTGGTGGAGGTGGTGGAGCATCTGCTGATTCTCCCGCTAAGTGGTCTGGTGGTGGCGGTGGTGGAGGAGGAGTACTTGTCAATCCAGGTTACACCTTCACCGCAAATACAACATGTGAAGTAGTCGTCGGAGAAAGAGGACAAGGATGTGGATATGCTCCACCAGGCAATCCCCAATCTGGGCGATCTGCAACTAGAGCATATCCAGGAGAAAGATCTGCACTTAAGAACCCTGCTGGTCCTTATGAACATGCTGCTATGGGTGGTGGCGGTGGTGGTCATGATTCTGGACCTGGTGGTCAACCAGGAGCACCTGCGACCAACGCATCAGGTGGCGGTGGTGCTGGACAAAATAACCCATCCACAAATCCACATTATCCTCCCGCAACAAACGGTAAAGCAGGAAGTGGTAGTTTCTCAGCACCATCTGACGGAACTGGAACCTGGACTGGATATGGAAATTCTGGTGGACAGGCAGCAGGACCAGGAGGTAACCCAGGAAATGGTGCTGGCGCTGGCGGCGGTGCTGCTAGTGGTGGTTCTGATGCACCTGGTAACGCAGGTGGTGCCGGTGGAAATGGACAAGCGATTCCTGCCATTCCATACAGTATTGGTGTAGGTGGTCCTGGACCTGATAGCTCTATTGCCTACTTCGGTGGTGGAGGAGGAGGTGGTTCCGCTGATGCTTCTGTTGGAGGAGCAGGTGGTCATGGCGGTGCCGGTGGTTCACACCCATCGTCTGGTGGAACTGCTCAGGCAACTAGAATACAGATGCAAGCTAAGAACCTCACCGGTTCAGGTGGAGGTGGAGGTGGATCCCCTTCTCATACATATGGTGGTCCAGGGGGACCTGGTGTTGTTATTATTAAATACTCTGCATAATACTTAAATATGGAAATGACAATTAAATCTGCGAATCTTGCTTATCTCACTCTTGAAGATAAGTTTGATTTTTCGTTGACAACAGAATCAGGAGACACGATAGAGTGTCTCCTTAATGAAAAAGATGTTTTTGCTCTCACTCAAATTTTTGAAAAAGTTTATATTGATAGACTTAATGTGAAAGGAAAAGAAGATCTAGCAGAATTTCTTAAATCTTGTTTGAAAGAGGTAGATCCTAGTTACGCCTAGGACACTTCATAAATCGTCCATAGACCATATAAATAAGGTGCCTTATGCATTTATATGACACCTCACAAATACGATCACATCTTAATCCACCGAAATCCGTTTACCCACAAGCCACAATCTATTACATACATCGATCCTAAATTCATCCAACTCCGAATCTACTACAAGTGTGAGAGTGAGTTTTTTAGTAAGAAAACGACCAGTCAATAAAGTGGCACACATGACCCTCAGGTAACCCCTGGGGGTTTTATAGTATGTGCATTGACAGGGGAGGCATGACCACCACTGAAAAACTAATCTTCATTGGATCATTTCTATGGATGATGCAGTGGGGAACTCGTGTTACATCGGTCGCAATTCATGCTCTATCTTGACATCCAAGGAAAGGCACCTAGGAGACGCTGTAAGCGTGTTATTGAGTGGTTTAAGGCAAAGTATATGCCTAGACATCATTTGGACATCACAGTGGTGCATAGAGGTCTCAAACGTGAGGGTGCGGTTGGTTTTTGCACCGTCATGGATTGTGATCATCGACCCCGTGAGTTTCTGATTGAAATGGAAACAACGTTGTCTGAAGATCTGTACTGCCAGACATTACTTCATGAGTTGTGGCATGTTTATCAGCATGTAATCGGTACACTTCGTGATAAGCGTGGTGTTCGTTATTGGAAGAATATTGATTCTGATCACTTGTCATATCAGGATCAACCATGGGAACAAGAAGCACAACAGATGGAGATTAAACTCTACAACTGTTATCTGGGTCTCGGACCTAAATCTCATGGAACAGGGACACCATTCCCTAATCGCTTGACAAGTTCTTAAATCCCTGTATAATTACCTTTGTGGAGGTTAATCAAACTATGAAAGCTGAATTCCTTTGTGTTAAACCGAAGAGTTCTAAAGCGAAGAATCGTTTCGCTAACATGATGGACCAACTCCACTCCTGTCGAGTTGAGCAACGGAAGGATGGTCAAGTATTCTTGGCATCTATCTCCGGTCGTTATCATTTTTGGATAAATGAAAATGCTGATGATCACTGGGAGGTAATTACATGATAGAACTATTACTGGCATCAGGATTATCCTGTGCAAGTTCCTTAGAACTGTTAAATAGAGTCAATGAATATTCGCTGAGAACTGACATGCCTGCAGCGTATATACAAGAAGTCATTGACGTTATCAAAGAAGACAACCCGGAGTGTTTTAATGAAGGATCAGTACACGATTGACGACGGCGAATCCAAACAAGACAAATGGAATCGTGGTCTTGACATTTTTATTGAGTCCGTGCATAAACCTGATGCAGCACTGAGACAATGTGCTCACAATCAAAAGTGTTACCATGAATTGATGGATGTTCGTACAGAAGTTCTCAATCATCTTAAATCACTGAGATGGAACTAATCCGACCAAATGATCCGAGGTATTTCACACTTTCTTCAGAAGGACTCTATGACCGTCATCACTATCAAGTGGTCAGTAAAGACGGTGAATCTATCACAGTGGACAACTGGGAAGATGTGAGAAACATCTGGTGGAACAAAAAAGATTTTCTTTCGCATGTAGAAGTCATTGACAAACCAAAAGCAAGACAATCCAGAGGATTTCAATAGAGTTCCCTACATACTCATGTTCATGGGTGTTATCCTCTGCACTTTACTTGTCATCGTTGCTGGTTACTTTCATGGGAACATGCACCTAATCACCACACTTAAAAATGCTGCCAATCCTTAATCTTTTCTTTGCTGCATTGTTATGGGTTCAGGTTCCGCAGTGGTCTGATGATTGGTCAAACTGTGCTGTAGATGTGCCTGACACTTCATGTCACTGGTATGTTGCAAATGCTGACAATACTTTCGGTGATGGGTTTGATTGGGAGACCGCACCATGGTATAGTGTAGAAGGTCTGCAAGATGTTGCAAACCTCCATGATCAGGTTCTCTCTGAAGGACATCAGTACACTGTTGAATCACTGCAAAAATGAATCTATCGCTGCAAGAAGTCGATCACATTCTCCAAGCCCTGGATACAATGTCCAATCATGACGTAGCAAGGGCAAGAGAACAGATTGCACCAGGAGTTGTAGATCATCTGCGACTCGTACAAAAACTGAGGGATTATCGTTACCGTCTACAATGAAAGAGTTTGATTATGATCTCGATTACAAATCTCTGGACTTCACAGATGCAGAAACTCGCAAACTTTATCGTATTGGAAGGGGAGAACAAGGGGTTCTATTGGTACGCCCTTATACAAACGATATTTGTGCTCACTGGAGATTTGTAGATGAAGAAGCGTCTCTTAAATCTTCTGATCGAATATACTCGATGTTCTGTGAGTATAAACGACGGAAAGATTTCATTGGAATGGACATGGCAAGGAAATTCCTTGAGATGGGATTCACTCGTGCCAGACGGTATGCCAATCACGCTTCGGGACGGAAATATGCAAGCAATGGGAGTGTATCTCCCTGCGAAGAAGACTGCCTCACAAATGTCAAAGCAAGGTCAGCAAAAATCTTCAAAAAAGTAAGAGATAAAGCTGCATACGATCCTGAGTATCAAAGTATGCGTAAAGAATGGAGAGCAAGTGAATGATTCGATCAACTATTCTTAATGCTGATTACAGTTCATTGTTTCCTCATCAGACATTCCCGTGGAGACTGGAGGTAAATAAAGACCATCATAATGTAAAAGGTATTGCACTGACAGTGTGCCACTTTGAGTGTGAAGAACACTTGCAAAAGTACATAGACCGATATAAACTAAAGTCAAGAGATTACAAGGTATCTAATCGTGACGGCAAATCCCTTAAGTCCAGTAAAAAACACAAGGCAAGCGTACAATCGTCAACTCGAAAAAGTAGTGACGGAAGTACAAGTACAGTTCGCAAAAGAAAATCCAGCGTGGATTCCGTTGGAAACACTACTCGCAATGCAAAGCGTAAAAAATGACTAACGAAGAAAAGTTGGTTAGCGCCTTGACACATGTTGATGACATTGTTAAACTGATGGAGGACAATGAGTGGAAGGTGTACTTATATCGTCATCTCTCCACCATTAAATATGAACTAGAACGACAACTATCCAATGAGCGAAGCAAACGCTGACAACATCAAAAAACTGGAAGCAGTTTTAGAATTACCCGAAAATGCAGAGTTGATTGATGAAACATTCTATGTTTGGACAACACGTTATGGTCTGTGGTCTACAATGACACAAGAAGGTAGAAAAATGTTGACAGGTGGCACAAAAGATGCTGTTGTTACGATGACACGTTGGCATCTTAAGTGTGAACAAGATGGCACACTTGATCAATACTCATGGATTGTCGGTGATGCATTTGTAGGAGGTAAACTATGAAAAGACAGTTTGTATCAACCAAAGGTGATACTTGGGAGTGGGATGAAACTCCTGAAGCAGCAGAAGCTATCAGTAAACTCCATAAACCTGAGTTTGCTGGTAACTATGAAGGACCACTCTATGCACCACATCCTGAACTAAAGAAACCAAATGAAAGAGTATGAACCATTGACACCTGAAGAGGTGAATAATGCTGCGAAAGAGTTCTTCCCGTTGTTTGACATCGTGCATCGTAATATGCCAGAGAACTGTACAGTTGAAGACACTATCAAAGTGATGGAAACTGTCTGTAACATGGCACAAAAACGTCGTGCATTTGATCAAGGCAATGTAGGACCTTTTGGATTTAACAAGAAAGAAAAAGAAGAAGTCCCCCAATAAATATTACATACTGTCAACGTGTGTAACATGGAGGATAAAAAAGTTTGCAAACAAATCATCAAACGTGCAAAGAAACACCCTGACTGGTACACTCCAGAAGAAGTCTCTTATGCTAAGATGATGAAAAAGGCAATCAAAAAAAGAAAACAGGAGACACAAGATGTCTAACATCAGTGAAGCAACACAACATGATTGGGAAGACTTTTGGTATTCCCCTGAAAAGTTTGGAACATGGTATAGCACTGACTTTGAGAAAGTGTGGAAAGAAATGGATCAAATCGAACCATTAACTCCTATTACACAATCCCAAAGAAAAGATTAAATCCATAGATAATGTGAGCATCCGTGTTAGGATGTCAATACATTCAGGAGATTGCCCATGACTCTACCTAAAGACAAAAAACTTAAACATGAACATATTGAGTCAATGAAAATTGCGGTAGAGCAGGCAGATATTCGGTCAATTCATCCAGATAAAATGGAAGAATTTGCTGAATACCTTGTCCAAAAGGCAAGGACACAAGAATAAGTGTCACAAGACCCCTTGAAGGGGTCTTTTTTTGTGCCATATTAGAAGAGTAGTCAACCAAGTCTCTATGACCGACACCAATCGTCCCGAGGTTCTTCTGTCCGCAGCAGATCATTGGGAAGATATTAAGATCCGTTGGCAGATTCATCAGTATGAAATGAATCATCTTATGAAGGATCTTTCTCTTGTTCTTAATGCTCTGACCGACCGAGCATTTTACACTATGACAGATCGATAACTAGCACAGGGGGTGGTCATCCACCCCTTTTTCATGTATATTAGTAAGGTCAAAGGAGGCACATGGAACACAAAAACAAAAAGTATTACTCCTATGATGGACGTAATCGCAACGATGGTGTTGATACTTTGATTGATGAGTTCATCCGTGAATGTGAACGAGAGGCAGCAAAGCTTGAGGTCACTGTTGATTACTACCTCGCGGAGTTTGCCTGATGGATATTCTTTATCGCATCGAAGAGAATGAAACAACAGGTTGGAACTTGATTGATCCACAATCTGATGTTAAACTGACTAAAGAACAGGCAAAAGAACGCCTGACATATTACATGGATCAAGGTTATCCACCCAATCGTCTTCGTGTTGTCCGAGAGCAATGAATCTACCTGATGGATTTCCTCACAAAGCACCTACGGGATACAGTTACGAAGTCAGAAATTTTAAGCGCAACGTTGTTTCTATTTGGTTACAGCATCATGCTAATTTCTCTTACACTTCCGATCCTGTTTATACGATATGGGGATTCTATGACACAAAAAAAGAGTGTTACATTGCACCCATCAATCACAAACGCCCAGGCAAAGTAGTAGACATCAATGACACCCGTGACTTCACTGCAATGCAACTCAATCTCAACCCACTCGAACATGCGTTATATTCCTCAAGTTGATGATTATGTAAAGTGGAAAGATCATGAGGGATGGGTGTATTTTAAGTGTGACCAATCCATCAGTATTGAGTTAGGTGTGAAGGACAAAGTGTGCCATGAACATGGTGCATCATTCCACAAAAAGAATCACATCTTATTAGTATGTCCTGTCTTTCAATGGCATGAACTTGAGTATGTTAAAAATAGGCGAGAAAACAATGTTGATGAATACAAATCACAGCAGTACAGACACAAGGATCCGTGAATAAGTTATGGAAAATATGGAAGTATGCCATCGGAAGTTTCAGTGATGACAAAACAGAACCTTACGATAATTATGTTGCTGGCATACGCACCATTATATTTGTTAGTTACATGGTCACTAACGCTTTTATTGTATCTGGAGTATTAAGGCACTGGAATGATGTACCGAGTGATTTACCAAAAACCGAAGAAGAAAGGGTTTGCAAAGCACACAGCAACATTCTATAGAATTGAAGATGCTGTATTCTGGGAGCAACATGTAAAGAAAAATCTAGATGCGGTGGACACTCAGATTACTGTCCACTGACTCAACCACTGCAATCTGATTCCTGTATATTAAAAGGGTCAAAGACACCCGATCAATGTCCGACAAACTTTCCGTTCTTCAAACTGAAGCAAAACTTAATACCACAGACATGTCCTATATTGACAAACCCACCACAAACAAAGGTGGTCGCGGTCAATTCTTGGAAATCGCTCTCGGTATCAAAAATAGTTCTGAATTGATTGATTTGATTGACGGCGAACTCAAAACTTTTACTAAAGGAGAGTCTATCGCTGTCACAATGTTGCGTCACTGCTTGTCGGAAATCATCAACGACTCCGTCGAGTTTGAAGATAGCAAAGTTTACGAAAAACTGAAACAAACCATTTATGTTGGTTTTGACCGCGAAGGAAACTTTCTGAAGTCCAAGACAATCAGCGAGCAAAATTCTCCTGAGCACTATCTTGAACTTGCAGAGGATTATGGTTACATCTCTGCACAAATTAAGGCAGCATATTCTACTGGAACTGAACTGCATACTATCACCGGTCCCAACAATCTGCTGCAAATTCGTACAAAAGCAAGCAAGAAATCGGACGGAACTTATACTCCTCTCACCTTCAATGGCGTTGAGTTGAAAAACAAAGCAATGGCATTTTATCTCCTGGGTAACTTCGGAAATAAAATTGTTAGTTGACAATTAACTGAAAATAGTTTAATATATAAACATGGTCCAACTCAGAGGATGACCTTAAACTCTACTCTTATTTTCCTCCATTTAAGGTTAAAATGAAAAACTACTTAGAAGATCCACGTCTCCTGACACTTCAGGAAATCATTGACGATCCAAAAAATAAAATTAGCACAGTCAAATTTTTGAAGGGAGCAGCACATAAAGACACTATCTATGTGCATCCCATTGACGATACAAAAGTCAAAAAACAAATATACTTTGCATTTATTCGTGCAAGTAAACTGAAAGTTAGTAGGGACTATCAACGCTACATTTGTCTCAACACGCTTAAAAAAGCAAAGCAATTCGATTATATTCTTTGCCAGACTCTTGTTGTTGCACTGCGACCAGATGGAACTTTTGTTATCATCGACGGGCAACATAAGGCAATCATGGCAATTCTTTCAGGAGAAGAATTGGATGTTCCTTGTCAGGTAATTGTTCATGATCCTAATAGCACTCTACAGCAGTGCATTGAAGAGGAAGCAAAACTTTTTGAAAAGTATAACACCTCTCGCAAAAACACCAGCACACTTGATAAAGTTCGAGCAGGACTTTCCTATGGTGATGATTGGGCAAAAGAATTTGAGGAGAACTGGATTACCATTGGTATTCAATCTGAGGGGATTGGATATGATGAAGGTGTAGAAGTCAGTGGTTGGGCAAAGGCAGATGAGTCCATTAAAAAGTGGAAAATTGTTCCAACAAAAAAAGCAGTAGACTTTCTTAAACCAGTCTACAAAAAGTGGAATCTTGATACCATGGATGGGAGCATGATCGGTGGTCTTGCTGCAATTCAAACTCTGCTAGATGCTGTTGGTGATGCAAAAAAAGGAACTGGACTCAAATGGTACTTATCTAACAACTTTTGCAAGATTTCAAAGTCTGTTTGGACAAAAAATACTAGAGGTGCATCTGACATTTTGATTGCGAGAAAGATTGTTGCTGACTATAATGGTGATGTTGCTAAAAACAACATTGAATGTGAGTGTGCTGCTATTGGTGAAGATTTGCTGAAAGGAGTAGGACTCGCAGACCCAACTAAACTGAACTGATCATGACATCAACTGCACTCAAGGCACTAACAGCAACCACAGGCAATCGTACTGATTGTTGGAATACTCCTGTTGAATTTGTTGGAGATGTTATCAAGTTCTTCGACGGGGAGATTGACACTGACCCATGCTGTAATGATGTCAACAATCCGAATGTACCTGCCAAGGTTCTTTATACTGAAGAAACCAACGGTTTAGCACATCCATGGTGCGGTAAGGTTTTTATGAATCACCCTTATTCTGATTCTAAAACTTGGGTTCCTTATGCTGCACTCCAGTATGAATCTGGAAATGCAACAGAAATGGTTCTTCTCATCAAACTGGATGTTTCTACCAAATGGTGGAGAGCAATCACCAAATATCCATGGATTGCTGTCAACAAACGATTAAAGTTTGGTGAAGGTAAAGGTGCAGCACCATTTCAGTCTGCTATTGTATATCTTGGCAAGGATCTTGACCGATTTAAGAGTAACTTTGGTAAATATGGCACACTCTATGTGCCAGTTCACTAAAGTGTCTACTAACTTGACCACTCACCCCTGATTCCTGTATATTAAAACAGTCAAACAAATGACATCGATGGATTCTTATTTGAGCGAACAACAAGTCGAAGAACTTGTAAACTTTGACTATGTAAGTGAAGACCTCTCTGATCTTATTGAAGAAGAAAAGTTCAACGTAAACGACTATCTGAACTCCAACATTGACTACTGAAATGAACTTTCCTACCGATACTGTTAATGTCCTGCCTCACATGCAGGAACTTCGCCAACAATGGCGAGAGCAAGATTTCCGCTTCACTAAAGAACAGCAGGAACAATATGACATGCTGTTGCAAGCACGAAAGGAACGAGTTGCATGGTTTTATGAACTAGACCGAGTGCAGAAAGGTCCGAAAGTTTCTGTTAAGAAAGAGACACAGGAAGACCAAGACAGTTAAACAAGTGGCACAGAGGCGCTCTCAGGGGTGTCTCTGTGCTTTATATTATCTACATCGACGGAACAGCATTGACCATTACTCTTCGCCCTCATCAACAGCGCATCCTTGATCGTATGCTTGCATACAACAAAGGTCAGATTATTGTGCCTACTGGTGGTGGTAAAACGTTGACCATGATTGTTGATACTCAGCGCCGTCATGATGTTATCAACAATGGCACTACCACGGTTGTTGTTGCTCCCCGCATTTTGCTGGCAGAACAACTGTGCAGCGAATTTATGGAGGTGATTGATCCTAACAACAGCGATCCTTATCTGCATGTGATGCATGTTCACAGTGGTGAAACACACTTTACCAGCACCACAAATGCTGACAAAATCAATGTGTTTGCAAACTGTGCCCGCAATATGGGTGAGAACTGTATTATCTTTACCACCTACAATTCTCTGCATCGTATCATGGAGGCAGATATTGAGGTCAACAATATCTACTTTGACGAAGCACATAATTCCGTAAAGAAGAACTTCTTCCCTGCCACTGAATACTTTGCAGAGAACGCAGATCGCTGCTATTTCTATACTGCAACTCCTAAACATTCCCTGACGCCTAAGAAACCAGGCATGAATTGGTCTGTTTATGGTCAAGTTCTTGCCAACATTCCTGCTCCCGAGTTGGTTGAGGGTGGTTACATTCTCCCTCCTAAAGTTGTGGTCAAGAAACTTGATATTATCAAGGGTCGCAAGGTCATGTATGCAGAGGATTGTGACAATCTGCTGGAGACGATTGATGACAACAATATCGACAAGACTCTGATTTGTGCTCGCACAACTAAGCAGATTATTGGTCTTATTTCTCAGTCTGACTTCTGTATGCAACTTGCACAGCGCGGATATTCTTGGATGACAATCACATCTAAGACTGGTGCAATCATTGACGGTAAGAAAGTCAATCGCGAAGAGTTCTTCAACACACTGAACACCTGGGGCAAGGATTCTAACAAGAAATTTGTAGTTATTCACCACTCTATTCTGTCTGAAGGTATCAACGTTAGCGGACTCGAAGCAGTTATCTTCATGCGAAATATGGACTACATTGGCATCAGTCAATCTATTGGTCGTGTGATTCGTTTGGGTAGCACTGAGAAAACATTTGGGTTGGTTTGTATTCCTACCTACGACACAGTTGGTATCAGCACCGCCCGCAAAGTTCAAGCAGTTGTTGATGTTGTCTTCAACAAAGGTGAACCCGCTATTAGTGAGATTCGCCGCTAGTGTGCCAGTTGGTCAAAGTGTCCACCATTTGACCACAGAATCCCAATCCCATGTATATTAAAGAAGTGGAGGGGAGACCCGACACAACACACCGAGAGGCACAACAATAAGTGGGATCGACAAACTGATCCCCGCCTCTCACACATTTTCTCTCATTATGGCAACTCGTTCCCGCATCGGCATTGAACTCAAAGACGGATCTATTCTGTCTGCTTATCATCACTGGGATGGTTATCCGCAGTGGTTGGGTCGCATCCTGAACACACATTACACTTCCCGCGATAAAGTTGCTGAACTGATTGATGGCGGCGACATGTCATCTTGCTGGACAAATGAGCGTTGGGGTGGTGTTAATGAGCATGGTGGTCAAATGACAGAAGAGACCGCAGAATATGGTGCTCAGTATTACTCTCAGCGCGGTGAAGATTGCCCTCCTCGTTATGACAATAGCATGAATGATTTTCTGTCTAATGGTGAAGAATACTCTTATGTTTTCACCAGTGCAGGATGGGTCTGCTACGATATGAACGAGTTCAATGATAATGACCCTGAAATTGTTGAGATTCCTAGTGGAGCACTTGCCTGCTGATCCAGTTTGAGAAGTGGCACAAGAGGGGTTGAAAACCCCTCTTTTTTATGCAATGATGTAATCATGAAAAACACACACATCGAACATCCCGAAGATTCTATCCTGACGGGTGATCTTTCTGTATTGGATTGGTTCCTTGCTGAATCACATCTTTCGGTCAAGATTGATGGTGCTCCTGCTATTGTGTGGGGCACAGATCCTGCCACTGGTACATTCTTTGTAGGTACAAAAAGTGTCTTCAACAAAAAGAAAATCAAGATCAATCATTCCCATCAAGAGATTGATCTTAATCACACTGGCAACGTCGCTGATATTTTGCATCGCTGCTTCGATGCACTTCCTCGCATCGATTGGATTGCTCAAGGTGATTTTATTGGGTTTGGTGGTGATGACACTTACTGCCCCAATACGATTACTTACCGCTTTGGGGAGATTATTGAACAGGATATAATCATCGCACCTCACACAGTTTATGTTGCTGAGCATGACCTGCGCGATGCTATTGCATCTCCGATGATTGACTGCCCTGATGATACATCCAGGGTCAAGTTCGTGAAACCAAACTGTGAGCAACTTGATGAAGATTTCTATGAGATTGTTGCTTTCGCACGGCAGATGTCTACGTTGGTAGACTTCGTGAATGACAATCATGCTGCCCGATTGAAGAAAAACATCAATCATTGCATCCGAAACAATGTTTCCGTGAATGACAATGATTTTGACTGTGACCCAAACTTGATTCGATTGTGGAAACTTGTCAAGTCAATCAAGGATGATATGTTATTCTTGTGCCGTGATGATGGTCCGCTGAGTTTCATTGGCGATGACATTTGTGATGGTGAGGGTTATGTTCGCGTGAATGATTATGGTATGTTCAAATTAGTTGACCGAGCAGGATTCTCTCATGCAAACTTCAACAATAGTCGATTCCACTGTGCCAGTTGAGGTAGTGGCACACACCCGCTTGTAGGGTCTCCGTTTTCATGTATTCTATAAGAGTCAAAGGAACAGCACATGACTTCTCAATCCTTCGCTGACTTCGTTGCCACCCAAGATGCACGCAATGACATTCAACTCAACATCCGCAAATATACTTTGATGTTGTGTGATTGTCTGACTGATGATTTCACTCGCAGTCATCCTAAATCTGATCCTTACAAGTTCTACATCGAAAGTGGACGTAAGTATCACAAAATTGTGATGGAGACTGAATCTCAAAGCAAAAGTGTCCATGCCTTTGTTGATAAGAAGACTGGTGAAGTTTACAAACCAGCATCATACAAAGCACCCGCAAAGATTGTTCGCTATCGTTTGCTGGAGATTGCATCGCGTGAGCAATGCTATGCCAATGCAGATTGGGCAGGAGGTTATCTCTACATTCGCTGATTCTTCTGCAAACTTCTTCTTACAAACCGATGCACTATCGTATCACACAAATTAACATCGACTTCGAGGATGACAATTTTGAGTTATCACCAACGGAGCAACAAGATGTTATTGATGATGTAATGTCTACCACATGGGAAGCATCTGATGGTGATGATCTTGTAGAGGAGATTACATCTGCTACAGGATTTTGCGTCAATTCTATAGACTACTGCTACGTTCTAAAATGATTACTTCCAAGGCACAAATGCTCCGAGTAATGAAACAATGCGACGGAGCAGATACTCTCACCCGAGAGCAAAAGTTTCAAGTCTTTATTAGAGTCTGTGACAATATGTTAGCAGAAGGAAGACTCTCCAAAGCAAATCACACTCGTTGGACTAACATCTGGTAATGCTATGAAATGGGAAGTTAAGTTATTTGTGGGAGGCAAAGTTTTCACAGAGGAAGTATATGCGACCTCACATAAGGATGCGAGAGATACAGCTATCGCCCGCAATCCTAGTGCTTCAGTGATAGGAGTCAACCCGATTGTGGGAGAAAAGTAAAGAGAAAAAACCAGTTGAGGGAGTGGCACAAGAGGGGTTGAGATTGCCCCCAAAATCTGCAATGATACCATCATGAACAAAACAAACCTCTTTTCCGCTTCCAACCTGACTGAACTTCAGGATTTCATGTTTGACACTATGCTCCCTGCTGATGATTGTGTCGATTGGTTCTGCGATCGTCACGATGTTAATGCAACTGACGACGTGATTGATTTCGTTGTTGATGCACACTTTGCTTTTCACGGTGAATGACAGATAGCATCAAAACTTACCCACTCTTTTCTGAACTTCACAAAATGACAATCACAGAACGCAATCAACAACTCTTCGATCTTCGCAAACAACTTGATCAGAAGAAAATGGAGATGGCATGGATTGAAACTCAAATCATGGCAGTTAATGCACAATACGATCGTGAGAACCGCGATACACCTTTGTTCGATGAAATGTTCGGAGGTTGAATGAAGACAACAACAGCAACTTATTCGATTCAGGTAACAACAGACGAGGGACATTTGTCATTCTTAAAAGACATGCCCACACGTCCTAAGACACAGAAAGGAATCAAATCACAGAATAATAAGTTATCAAAATGGGTCGAAAAACAGTACCCTAACTTTACATCGTATGATATATCTTTGCTTGATTGATAACATTAGAAACCAGTTGTAGAACTGGCACAGTATCACCCCCACACGGGTAAAAACCGTGTATTGTATAAGAGTCAAAGGATTTCACCCAATGCAAGTCACCAACAGCGCCACGATTGTTGATTACTTTCCCGAAGCATTTATCGCTGAGGGTCATCCTACCAAAGGTATGATTGTCACGATCAAACGTTTTGTTCGTCGTGTCACTTTCCGCGCTACTGGTCAGAAATCATACAGCACTATTGGTCAGATTGAAGCAAAATATGATTGGCAATGTCGCATCAACAAAGGTGCAACAGTTACTGACTTCAACACTGACAAAATGCCTCGCTCTGAATATATGCCATTGATGTGCTGATTCATGTCACTTATCAAACATTATCTTCATTCTATCATGTCACAAACTAACGACAACATCATCGACCGCGATCAACTGCAAGAGGCATATATTGAGAGCATCATTGATGGTATGGATCACAAGACAATGTATCAATTTGTCTATGATAGTTTGAATGGTAATCTTGATGATTATACTGTAGATGAACTTATCACTGAAGTCGAGGATTATTACCCAGAACTTATCAAGGACTGTTCTATCTCTAATGTTACCTATTCCGACAATCTCCAAGAGTCGTCGTAACTTATCGAGCGTTTCCGAGATGCGCGAGCGCCGATTTTTTTCATCATCAAACTATGAACTACACTCTCAAAGAACTCCAGCAACGTGTCAACAATCTCATCAAAGAACAAGGTGAAGATGCATACTGTGGGGCGTGGATTTATACAAAAAATGATTGTTATTTGAAGGACAGTTATGGCGAGTTTGATGAGCAGAATACTGTAGAAGATTCTATCTTGGTTAGAAGAATCTTTGATGATGTAGGAAACATTGATCACATTTACACCGTGATTCAAGAGTGTGTCGATGAAGTTACTGAGGAACAATATATGCTTTATCAACAAGAATTGGAGGACGAATCTCCGTTGGTTCAATAAAGAGAAATAATGTGACACTCAACTAACTGTCCACTAGTCTCCCCATGACCCGCTGATCCGTGTATATTAGATGCATGGGGGACAACGCCCCATTCACTTCACTAACTTCACCAAACATGCGTAAGATCGAAAAGCAAATGTGTGCCGCTGTTCAGTCTAACAAAGACTGGCAATCTGGCAACACTTCTGTTCACTTTGATCCTGAAACTGGCGTCTCTATTGTTCGCCTTCATGGCAACAAAATCGCTGAGGTTTCTGATAACGACATGACCATCTTTGACGGTGGTTGGCAGTCAGTAACTACTAAGAGCAGACTTAACGCTTTGTGCGATTATTTCTGTGTCTCTGGTGAAGGTGTATTCCAGAAAGATTTCCAGTGGTATGTAAACAAGTTTGTTGGAGCAATCAACGGACAAAATGTTTACAAGACTGAAGATTTTGTCTCTGGTTATGTCTTTGCCTGATGGTTAAAACTAAGAAAGAGTGGGCGAAAGTTTACTCTCAGTTTTACACTTTGGTCCTGCTACTGATTATACTTTAGGGGGGATAAGTTTCTCCCCTTTTTTTGTATCTACTGTTACACTAAATGTATAAAAAACGTTTATAAATGGTATTATAAATATACTTTCGTTTTATATGTAAGAGTTACTTAGTGGTGCATCTGTGGTGTCTTCAGAGTATCTGCGGGGTGTATTTACTGTGATTTTAATGTGTCTGGGAGTCGTGATCTAAGCGTGCAGTCTATCACCTTCTCGGAGAAATGTCAAGGGGGCGGGCATAAGTTTTTCTGCGGATTGACATGCGTGTTTTATCAGTCGTGCTTATAAATACTGATTGGAAGATTGACAATATCGCTCAGACATTCTATACTTACAAAGTCACACCAACGGAGTCAGTCTCATGTCAGTCGTTTACAGTCAGGCACAGAAGCAACGTTATAGAATCACACTGGAACTTGACGTGCTCGGTGACTTCGACCCGCATCAGATTTCATGGGAGGATATCTTTGACCTCGGTGGTGATGAGAGTGTCGATGCGTATGTAGAGGATCTGAGTGTACCAGTCCGTTGGTGATTTAGCAGTCTGATTGACAGTCACTCTGCGTGGTGTTATTGACAGTCTCTGTGTGATGTGGTAGACTCTCAGTAACACCGTGATCCACAGTGTTGGGGCGCGTCGTTGTTATTATGGCGGGCGGCGTGATAAAAACGATGGGTCCCTCTAACCTACAGAGGTGACAAATCGACCTCTAAATATAAAGCGGATAGCGAATCCATTTATATAAAAAAAATCGCCCAGAAATTTTTATGACTGATAAGGTTTATCACATCTATGCGAAGAATGAATGTTTATACAACAATCTAAGTGAGGAACAATTTAATAATACATGGGAAACCCTCAAGGGAATGGTTGGTCTAATGAAGACTGATTATGAACTTGAGGATTTGTCTTATGAAGAGTGTATTCGCACCCATGGAGTTAGTGCGGTAAACACTAATGAACCAGAAGGTTGTGATTCATATTGACATACTACATAATACACGTTATACTTGAACTGAAGTAACCAACACGTTATGGCAAAAGGATTTACTGTTAAGGCAAATGCCCCCACCAAGAAAAAGGAAGAGTGGGACATTGCAGCAATTAAAGAGCGTATGCGAGGTAAGACGATTGTCTTTTGCCTCCCAGGTCGTGGATGCTCTTATACGTTTATGAAGAACTTTGTTCAGTTGTGCTTTGACATGGTACAATCTGGCGTTGCAATTCAGATTAGTCAAGACTATTCGTCGATGGTTAACTTCGCACGTTGTAAGTGTCTTGGTGCAAATGTACTGCGTGGACCGAAGCAGATTCCTTGGGATGGTAAGTTGAAGTATGACTACCAACTGTGGATTGACTCGGATATTGTCTTTGACACGAACAAGTTCTGGCAGTTGTGTGACCTTGCACTGCCTGCTGAAGGAGAAGAGAAAGAAGTTGTTGCTGGATGGTATGCTACAGAAGATGGTTCAACCACATCTGTCGCACACTGGTTGGAGGAAGATGATTTCCGCAACAATGGTGGAGTTATGAATCATGAGACTGTAGAGAGCATCTCGAAGCGTCGCAAACCATTCACCGTGGACTACACAGGTTTTGGATGGGTACTGATCAAGAAGGGTGTATTTGAAAGTCTTGAGTATCCCTGGTTTGCACCTAAGATGCAAGTCTTTGAGTCTGGTGCAGTTCAGGACATGTGTGGAGAGGATGTCTCATTCTGTCTGGATGCAAAGGAAGAAGGCTTTGATATTTGGTGCGACCCACGGATTCGTGTTGGTCACGAAAAAACTCGTGTTCTTTGAGGTATAGATTATGGCAGCAATGAAAGGGGGCGGTTACATTGAGGGTCGCCCGAAAAAAACTCGTCAAGGACAAGGTAAGCACACTAAATTATCCGCGACTTCTCGTAATAGTGCGAAGAAGCGTTACAAAGGTCAGGGTCGTTAAATACTGAATTTACCTACATACCTTTGTATGGTTTGTCCGGGAAGCTCTAGGTTCCAATAGGTTAAATAAGGGAAGATACGAAATATTAAGTATGCCCTGTTTGATTGCGAATCTACCTTCCTATGAGGTATGGGTAAGAAAAGAATATCTCACTGATCATCAAAGTGGTCATGGTGAGTTTGTAAAGGGCGTCTGGGTGTCGGTTAAGTCGATACCTGGGCGTGCTTTTTATTTTGAGACATACTTACCTGAGTATGCAGCAATGTACGATAAATTACCGATTAGTGCATTTGTTTCTTCACCTGAGAAACCATCACCTGATATGGAGTTACATAACCTGCAGTTCTGGAATTGTATGGATTATGGCGTAACTGTTGTTCAGAAGCAGTTTATAGGTAGTATGCATTATGAGTGCTTTACAAGGGACTATGGACCCCAGACAGGGACATATATCTGCACGATTGATAATTACCATCAAGATCCTGATGCTGTTGACTATTCGACGTCCGAGAACCCCTCGGAACATAAGTCTCATAACCTGATTGAACTAGATAATGGGCAGTTTGCACTATATCCTAACAATCGAACTCGTATTTTTGACAACTCACTCACTCCCGAAACGCCAAAAATCCCAGATTTTAAGGTTTCGACCGTATATTACCAGGTTGAGAACGGTCATGACCGCGACGGGCTCGGAAATGATGAGAATTATTTCTGGAAAACAGCAAAAGAGCGCAAAAACGAAGAAAATTTACCGGAATTTTAGAAAAATGACCGATTTTTTAGACAATTTGGGCAATCATCAACATCAAAAGATGCTTCGTGAGATTGCAAACGACAAATTGACCCCCAAAAAGAGCGATAAGATTAAAGAAAGTGAAATCTTCGACCCTGAGAGTGATCCAGAACCGCTTTTTGGGTGATAAATAACTCTTAATCATAGTATTTTTGTATAATCAATGCCTTTAGAAAGGGTAAGTCAAGGATTTAAGGATATTAGTGCGACATTTCAGACTAATCCTCTGAATGATGACCTTATTGCGATCAAAAATGAGACTGCAATCGCACGTTCTATCCGAAATATTGTCTTTACCCTTCCTGGTGAGAAGTTTTTTGACGAAGATTTTGGTTCTGATGTCTCTAGACTGCTTTTTGAAAATCTAGATGACCTTACAACCAACTTAATCCGTGATCAAATTTTTGAATCGATAACAAACTTTGAACCAAGGGTTAGATTACGCGATGTAATCGCGCAACCGAACTATGATAATAATGAGTTAAATATTTCAATTGTTTATAATATTATTGGTATTGACGTACCAGCACAACAACTAGATTTTGTCTTGCAACCGACTAGGTAACAATGCCCTTAGCAAACTTTTCCAATCTTGATTTTAATCAAGTCAAAACCACTCTTAAGGACTATCTAAAGTCAAATTCCAACTTTACGGATTATGACTTTGAAGGATCGAACTTATCAACGATCCTTGATGTGCTGGCGTACAATACTTATATTACCTCATATAACGCAAATATGGTTGCGAATGAGGTTTTTATTGATAGTGCGACCTTAAGAGAAAATGTTGTTGCTTTAGCGCGAAATATAGGATATGTCCCAAGATCTCGTAAGGCTGCGCGTGCTACTGTAAGTTTTTTCGTTGATACAAGCAATATTTCACCAAATCCAGTATCATTAACACTCAAAAAGGGACCAGTTGTATCTACATCAGGCACTTTTGGTCAACAATCCTTTGTTTTTTCAATTTTAGAGGATATAACAGTCCCTGTTTTTGATGGTATCGCCAGTTTTGACGATATTCCAGTACATGAAGGATCTTTATTATCGACAAATTTTACATTTAGTTCCAGAAATCCATTTCAACGCTTTACTTTACCAAATGCAGGTGTTGACACTGCTTTAATGACCGTTGCAGTTAAAGCAAACGAACAATCAACACAATCAGTTAAGTATTCTTTACAGGATAGTTTGTTTAGCGTTGAATCTGACTCTAAGGTCTATTATTTACAAGAAATAGAGGATGAAAGATATGAATTAATTTTTGGTGATGATATTTTTGGAAAAGCACTCGAAGAGGGTAATTTTATTACTGTGAATTATATCACATCCTCAGGTGACAGTGGAAATGGTGTTTCTAACTTTACATTTGCTGGTAGAATCACATACACAAGAAATAGTGTTGAATATAATGTAACATCTGGCATTTCTTTGATCACTACAGGATTGCAGTCATCTGGTGGTGAATCAATTGAGTCTGTTTCATCAATTAAAAAGTTTGCTCCTCGAATTTATGCCTCTCAAAATAGAGCATTGACTGCAGATGACTATGAAACATTGATTCCATCAAGAATTTATCCTGAAACTGAGTCAATTTCAGTCTTTGGAGGAGAAGAACTCATACCTCCTCAGTACGGTAAAGTTTTTATTAGCATCAAACCTAGATTTGGTGATTTTTTACCAAACCTTGTAAAAGAAAACATTCGTAATAGATTAAAGAAATTTGCAGTCGCTGGTATCGTACCAGAAATACTTGATCTTAAGTATCTGTATCTTGAGGTAAACTCAAAACTTTATTACAACTCAAATTTAGCACCTAGTTCAGAATTTGTATCATCGGTTGTTCAGTCCAATGCAAATAAGTACTCCGAGTCAACTGAGTTAAATAGGTATGGCGCAAGATTCAAGTATAGTAAATTTCTAAAGATTTTAGACGATAGTCACGAATCAGTCACGTCTAATATTACAACAGTTGAAATGAGAAGGGATTTAAGAGTTGTTCTCAATACCCTTACTGAGTATCAAATTGGTTTTGGTAATGAATTCCATATTAAAAATATGGCAGGATACAATATTAAATCGACAGCTTTCAGAGTTGCTGGTTTAAATCAAAATGTATATATTTCTGATATCCCTAATACAAATCGAATTGATGGTAATCTTTTCCTCTTTACAGTTCCATCTGTAAATTCCACTAATCCAACAATAGTGAGAAGAAACGTCGGAACTATTAATTATCAAAAAGGAATTATTACAATCAACCCTATCAATATATTGGCAGGAAAAATTAAAGATGGACAACCAATTATTGAGTTGTCTGCTGTGCCGCACTCAAATGATGTTGTCGGATTACAGGATCTTTATTTGCAACTAGATATTAGTAATAGTAATTTTGAAATGGTTGTTGATAACATTGCTTCTGGACTTGATCCATCAGCATCGAACTATATTACATCCTCTTCTTATGCTAATGGTGCTCTTGTTCGTGTAACGGGTGACATTGCAACTACTAGTGGTCAAAGGGTTGTCAACGTATCAAACGTTTCTGCAACTGCTACAACACGCACTGGTTCAACTGCATCAACCTCCACGACGACTACAACTACATCAACAACTCCTTCCGCAGCGAGTGGGACATCAACAGGTGGTTCCTCATCCTCAGGCGGTTCATATTCCTACTAAGAAGTAAATCATAAAATGGCAGAACAAAGAGTACTTTTCAGCAACGTAGTTCAGAACCAGGTTCCTGCGTATGTAAGGGAAGATTTTCCACTTCTTGTAGATTTTTTAAAGCAATATTATGTTGCTCAGGAGTATCAAGGAGCCCCTGTTGATTTAATTCAAAATATTGACAAATATATCAAGTTAAATGAAAACACAAATCTAGTTGATTCTGTTATTCTTGGATCTGATATTAATTTTAATGATGCAACAATCAGTGTTGATTTGACCAAATCTCCTACTGGCACAATTGGATTTCCTGATACATATGGTATCTTAAAAATCAATGATGAGATCATAACATATACAGGAAAAACCTCATCATCCTTCACTGGTTGTATCAGAGGTTTTAGTGGAGTTACCTCGTACAAGAACGAAAATAAACCTGAAGAATTAGTATTCTCCACATCATCTGTCGCAGATCATGAGTCTGGTGCGACTATTGAAAACCTTAGTATTCTTTTTCTCAATGAATTTCTTACAAAATTAAAGCGTCAAATTACACCAGGACTTTCTAACAGGAATTTAACACCTGGACTGAATCAAAATCTTTTTATAAAGCAATCAAAAGATTTTTACCTAAGTAAGGGAACTGATCGTTCCTTTGAAATTCTCTTTAAGGCTCTTTACAATGAAGATGTAAGAATTGTAAAACCAAGAGATTTTCTTTTTACTCCTTCAAACGCAGACTATAGAGTAACAAACGATTTGGTCGTTGAGGCAGTCACAGGAGACCCTACAGACCTCTTGGATTCTGTTTTGAACCAGAATACTTATAAAGATCTATTTACTAGAGCATATGCCCCTATTACATCAATTGAGTCTGTAAATGTTGGAACTGGCAACACATTTTATAAGTTAAGCATTGACTCTGGTTACTCAAGAGATATTGGTGTTGATGGTGCTCTTTATGGAGAATTTTCAGTTCATCCTAAAACTCAAGTCATTGGTCAAGTTGCTGCAGGAGCAACAGTATTTGATGTTGACTCCACTGTTGGATTCCCTACAGGTGGTGAACTTTATGTAAATTACTCTGATAATACTGCAGGAGTGGTGTCTTTTACCTCAAAATCTCTGACACAGTTTTTTGGATGTTCAAACATTACAAAGAGCATAGTTGACACATCAAGCGTTGGAATTAACACCTATGCGTATGGTTTCTCTTTCTCTAATCCAAATGAGGAAATAAGAGTAAGAATAAATTCTGTTCTCAGTAATCTTACTGTTGATGCCGGTACAAAATATTTGTCTAGAGAAGATGATATTATCATTAAATCCCTTGGCACTAAATCTGGAAATTATGCATCCAAAAATTGGGTCTATAATGTATCTCCAACATACCAAGTTCAGTCCTTAGAACTAATTGATGAATCAGATCTAACTTATTCTATTAAACTCTCAAAAGAACATTATTTAAGAGTGGGTGATATTTTTGGTATCACAGGTGGAGATAATGCAGAAAAGACTGGCTCTATTATTGACATTCATTCTCCAACAGAAATTAGAGTTAGAGGTCAGGGAAGACTCATACTCACAGATACGTATTCTCTTCAAAGAAAACTAACCAGAGCTGCGTCTAATACATTTACATCAGTATTAGACATTAATGCAAATGTTCAAAACATTTATCTTAAAGAGGGTAACTCTAGGGGTAGATCAGAAAGTATGATGGTTGCTGCACCATCAATTCCATTTTATAACGCACAACCAATTGACACAACAGATAGAACTATTACTTTCTCAGGCACTTTCTCTGGAACAGAGTTTGCAATTACAACAACTGATGATCATGGATTCTATACTGGTGATGCAGTTTACTATATTCCAGAGATATCAACAGAAAGTTTCATTAGTGAAAGTGGTGAAGTAGATGAAAGAAGTGTCGTTAAAAGTTCTTTATTTGCTGAAGGACTCTACTTTGTTAAGAGAGTTAGTTCAACTACTGTGCAACTAGCAAAGAGTAGAACTGATATTTTCAATTCTACGTTTGTTTCCGTTACCAGCACTGAAGTTACTAATAATAAAATTAAACCATATGATTTTAGAGGAAGAACATTAGAGTCGCAAAAACTTTTAAGAGAAATTAAACTTCCTACAGAAGATGGAAATCTTCATCCCACTGAACCAGGTTTTACTGGAGTATTAGTCAATGGGGTTGAGATTAAAAACTATAAATCGAATGATTTTATCCAATATGGTAAATTAGATGAGATTGAAGTTGTTTCGCCAGGATCTGGATATGATGTTATCACACCTCCACTTCTGAATATTTCAGATTCTGTTGGCACTGGAGCAACAGGTTATGTTGCAGTCAATGGAAGTCTTGAAGAGATAAAAATTATTGATCCAGGTTTTGATTATGAAACTACACCAATTATAACAATCACTGGTGGTAATGGTTCTGGTGCAAAAGCATTTGCAAGTTTGAAACAATCATATCATGAGGTTTCATTCAATTCTCAAGCAGAAGGTGGAGAAGTTACTTTATCCACATCTGTTATTGGATTAGGAACATATCACAAGTTCAGAAATGCAGAAAGAATTGTATATAATCCCGATGGTCAGAGATCTATTGGGGGAATTACAACCAATAGTTCTTACTTTGTATCGGAAGTAAGTTCAACATCATTTACTCTTCACAATACAGAGAGTGATGCAATATCCGGTATCAATACTATTTCATTTACTTCTTTTGGATTAGGTAAGCATAAAATAAGATCTTATAATCAAAAACTTTCAATAGAAAGTATTACAGTAACTGATTCTGGAGAAGGTTATCAAAACAAGCGTAGAACTGCTGCATCTTCTGGTATTAGCACTTCTCTTAATACTATCACTATCACTAACCACGACTATGAATCTGGTGAAATTGTAAAGTATACTGCAGAAGATACTGCCATTGGTGGATTGACGAGCGGAACAGAGTATTATGTATCAAAAGTTGACAATAATAATTTCCATCTCTCACAAATAGGAACAGGTTCGGTTGCTAAAGAATTTTACTATAATACAGATCAATTTATTGACTTTACAACAACTGGTTCAGGCACTCATTCTTTTAACTATCAAGATATTTCCGTTAGTGTTGTTGGTAAAGTTGGCATCTCTTCTGTTGGCACTGAAACCTTTGAGGCAGAAGTACAACCAGTGTTCAGAGGTGAAATCACTTCTGTTCACCTCTCAAATCAAGGTGTTGGGTATGGTTCTTCAGAAATCATTAACTTTGTTAGAAATCCTCTTGTTAGCTTGGTTTCTGGTTCTGAAGCGCAACTTTATCCAATTGTAAATGATGGAAAAATTGTAGACGTTGTTATTGCAAACGGAGGAAAGAACTACAACACACCACCAGAAATTTCTGTCATTGGAGATGGTATTGGAGCAGTTCTTACCGCTGTAATTAATTCAAGTGGAGAAATTACATCAATCAAAATTGTCAAATCTGGTGCAGATTACACTCAAAGTGAAACAACAGCATCAGTTACTTTCCCTGGGTCAGGTGTAGAATTTGCGCCATCAATTCAAAATTGGAGAGTCAACAATTTTGAGAAAAATTTTGAGTCATTTAAGAATGATGATGGATTTATAACGATAGGTGCCAACAGTGATTATGGTCTTCAGTATTCATCACTTTATGCACCCAGAAGTCTAAGAAAAGCACTGACATCTGTTGATCAGACCGGCAAAGTTCTTTATGGTAACGCAGATTTAAAAATCGCAAATAACGTTGAGACATCTTCTGCTGATCACTCACCAATTATTGGTTGGTCTTATGACGGGTATCCCATTTATGGTCCATATGGATATCTGACAAAATCTGGTGGTGTTGTATCGCAGATGAAGTCTGGTTACAGAATTAATCTTAAATCCAATAGGCCACCAGAGAGTATTTTCCCTGAAGGATTCTTTGTTGAGGATTACACTCATTACGATCTTTCTGATGAAACTGTGCTTGATGAGAATAATGGAAGATTTTGTATAACACCAGAATTTCCAGAGGGAACGTATGCTTACTTTGCAACTATCAATACACTTACTGTTGATTCTTCTGGTCCCTTCCTCAACTTTAAGAGACCGACATTCCCATATTTAATTGGGGAAAATTATAAAGCAATCCCAAACAAATTTAATTTTGATGCATCATCAAACCAAGATCTTTATGATCTTAATGGAACTGATTATCTTAGAAATACAGATCCATATAATTTAATTGATGGTGATTTAAATTATACATATCTGCCACTACCAAATAATTTAAATCAAAAAGTACATATAACATCATCGTCTCCAGGAACTCTTGGAAGCGTTGGTATCTCAACTGGGGGAGATAACTATAAAGTCGGTGAAGAGATTGTATTTGATAATACTGGAACAGATGGAGACGGTGCTATTGCAAGAGTTGAGCGTCTCAAGGGAAGATCAATCAACAGTGTTAGTGTAGCTACTAGCACGATTCAAAATGTTGAGATAGTTCCCTCAGATACTGATGGGACATATCTGGTATTCACAAGTAATCCACACAATTACAGAAATAGTGATACAATATCAATATCTGGTTTATCAACCACGTCATCAAAAATTGAGGGATCTTATACTGTAGGAATTTCATCAAACGTTCTTACTTTGAGTGGTGTTGGTTCCACATCATCTGGTCTAGGAACTGCTGGAGTAACAGGTATTGTTACTACTTTTGAAGTGACGGGAAATACTGGATATCCAGCAATTAGAGAAAATGATATTCTTGGTATAGGTACAGAAAGAGTTCAAGTACTTAACGTTGATAGAAAATTATCAAGGATTAGGGTTATTAGAGCAGTCGATGGCACGGTAAGTGCTGCTCACACTGTAACAACCAAAATATATGAATTACCTAAAAAACTTACAGTAAGCACTGGATTTAAAACTGATTACGATTATCGTGTAAACAAACAAATTTACTTTGATCCTTCAGAAACAGTTGGACTTGGAACCGCTGAGGGCGTAGGAATCGGTTCAACAATATTCTTCTCAAACCCCGGAGCAGGAATAACCCAAATCTTTATTCAGACTAAAGCACTCTATATTCCACAACATAATTTAAGAACTGGCGATGTAGTAACATATTCTCCTGGAAATGGAGATGGTATTATATCATATACTGGTGCCGGTGCTGGAACAACTCTAACCGATCAGCAACAATTATTTGTGGCAAGAATCAGTGATGATTTAATTGGTCTGTCAACTGTCAAAGTAGGTCTTGGAACCACTGGTGCATTTGTTGGAATTGCAAGCACAGTTAGAGATTCAAGGACTCTGTTCTTTAGTGGGATTGGAACAGGTGTATATCATAGTCTTAAGACAAATCACTCTGTGATTACTGGTGATATTTCTCGTAATGAAGTTACTGTTTCCTTGGCGGCAACTCATGGAATACAGGGAAGGCATGTAGTATTCATGGATGTAAATCCATCTTTGACTACATCATTTAGCGTGTCATATAATGACTTCAACAGAAGAGTGATTATTGATCCAAAATCATTTGCGGCATCTGGTATTAGTTCTTCTACGAATACATTTACTATTGTCAATCATGGATTTAGCAATGGTCAAAAAGTAATTCATACTGCTACATCTCCTGCTGAAGGACTTGAGGACAATAAAATTTATTATGTCTATGAGATTGACAAAGATAACTTCAAATTGACTAATACTTATTATGAAACAACTCGTCAGAAACCAAGCGTCGTAGGAATCACAAGTGCTTCATCGGGCACCATTTCCGCAATCAACCCACCACTTAAAGTATACAGAGATTCGACCGTCGAATTTGATGTATCGGATGGTTCACTTGCATACACTAAGCAAGCATCATCCTATGCTGCGTTTGCACTGAACTTCTATAGAGATAAAACTTTTACCCAACTATATGATAAGAACGATGAAAGTTCAGTATTTAATGTTGTAAGAACTGGCACAGTTGGCATCACAACTGATGCAAAAGTTACTCTGACAATTACAAAAGATACGCCAAATGAAATATTTTATAAATTAGATCCGGTTTACGAAAGTGATGTTCCGGTTGAGAAGTCTCAAATTGTAAATGATACCGAAGTAGATACAAATAATCAAATTGATGTTGAGTTCAGTGCTTATAGCGGAACATTCCCAATTGGAAGTGCTACAACAAACACGTTTACGTACACAATACCAGTAACACCTGAGAAGAGTTCTTACATCAGTTCTACATCAAATCTTTCATACGAAACTGATTGCACACATACAGTGGGTCCAATCTCAAAAGTTTCGATTGAAAGTCCAGGTAAAAATTATTATTCCTTACCAGGGTTCTCTGATGTTACCTCTGGCATCGGTTCTGGTGCAATTTTAACCACTGCATCTAGTAATATCGGTTCGGTTAAAAAAGTAAGAATTGAGGATATTGGATTTAACTTCCAGGTTGACAAAACTGTAAGACCGACTACCGCTCTTCCACAGATTGTTGAAATTGATTCTCAAGCAGGACTTGATTTTGTTGCTATCACTTCGGTCGGAAGAGGATATGTCAAGGCACCTCGACTTATTGTGTTTGATGGTAAAACCAATGAAAGATTAACTGACGTTGACATTAGATACAAACTTGGTGATAATCAGGTCTCTATCCTTAAGAATACTTTTGGAATAAACAACACCGAACCAAGAATTCTGCCTATTGAAAATAGTAATGGTGTAGGTATAAGTACCATTGTTTATAATACATCTACAGAAGATGTTACAGTCACTATGGCTGTTGGTTTCAGCACTGCTGACTCCTTCCCATTTACTGTTGGCGATAAAGTAATGGTGGAGGGAACCAGCGTTGGAGTTGGATCTACCGGAAAAGGATTTAATTCTGAGAGTTATGGATACGATTTATTCGTCATAAAATCTGTCACAGAAAACAGAGGTGGAATTGGTAGCGTATCATTTAATATCTCTGGTATGGTTAAGAGTGGAGAAATTGTTGGTGATTTTGACTCTGCTAATTCTATAGGTAGAATCATTCCAGAAAAATTCTTCCCTATTTTTACATCTACTTTAAGACCAAATCAATACAATATAGGTGAGACGGTCAAATCTGGCACAAAGTCAGGTGTTGTACAAAACTGGGATCCAAAAGTCAATCTTCTTAGCATTTCTTCTATTGAAGACTTCTCAACAAATGATTTGATTATTGGACAATCCTCAAATGCTCATGGTGTTGCGTCTTCAGTAACTTATTTTGATTCTTCCTTAAACACTGATACTCTTTCCAAGGTGTCTAAAGGATGGCAGACAAATTCAGGTTATCTTAATGATAATCTTCAGAGAGTACAAGATAGTTTCTATTATCAAAACTTCTCATATTCATTAAGATCAAGGGTAGATTATGATACCTGGGAAGATGCTGTGGGTTCTCTAAACCATACACTTGGATTTAGAAAATTCTCTGATTATCAAATGGAATCAAAACTTCCATCTGGTAGTGAAAATTCTTTGGTTGTTGGTGTATCAACTGACCTTACATTTTTTGATGCCGTATATCAATTAGAGTCTTTTATCGATCTTAATTGTGTAAATGATTTTGATCTCGTAAAAGAAAATTCAAAGTCACAACCACAGATTGTATCAGATCAAATTACATTCTCTAGTAGAGTCCTCACTGATTTCTTTGAGTCGGTTGGTAACAGAGTTCTCTCAATTGATAACGTTGCAAGTGAATTTAACAGCAACCCTAGACCAACTGCGTTTAGCGTAGCAAATTCATTTGACCTTGATGATGTCAGAGCTCAGAAGTACATTACTTACGTTAAAGATAGACGATTTGTTGGTCAAAGGCAATTGATGATAGTTGATCTTGTACATGATAGTTCATTTGGTTACATTAATCAATATGGTCGTGTTGAGACAACATACGATCAAGGATCTTTTGACTTTACTATCTCTGGTGGTCAAGGTCAACTCCAGTTCTTCCCAACCAAATCAGCAGTCAATAATTATGACATCACAACACTCTCCTACAACCTTGATGATAACCTCCTTGGCGTTGGTACTACTGGCATTGGTCCAGTTCTGATTGATACTAAGAGTGTTGCTCTGAATAGTGGATCGACATCAAATGTTGTAAGTATCGCTAGCACGTACAGTTCCATCAAACTGATGGTTGAGATTACACCAGATATTAACAGGAACGAATTTGCTTACGATAACATTAACATAGTTCATGATGGAACTAATGTCTCAGTTCTTCAATATGGTGAACTTACAACTGATCTGGGCGCAAGTGCATATATTGGATATGGAACTTACCATGCTTATATTTCTGGTTCTTCACTAAATGTTGACTATATTCCTGGATCTGATGTAGGGGTGGGAACCACAGGCGTTATTAATGCCATGGTAATTGGTGTAGGTAATAGTGACACCACTGGTATCGGAACACTTGATTTAAATCATGCAAGACTCGAAGGAAGAAACACAAGTATTGCATCTTCCACCGCTCCTATTCCTAATGTAATTGGATCTTATGATAATGAATATGATGTTGCACACTTCATTGTTCAATTAACCGACATTACTAATAACCAATATTCACTTTCAGAGTTGCTGGTTGTTGATGATTACATTTCTGATGATGGTGTTGGTGATACTTACGACACTGAATTTGGAATCATAGAGACTAGTTCTGGTATTGGTACGATTGGAACAAGGGTCACTGGTGCCGCTGTTGGTGTTGCCGCCACTGTTGAGGTTCTGTACACACCTCCAGCAAATGTTCAGGCTCAAGCAAAAGTCTTCATGGTTGCTTTGAGACATGCTGATGATGATAGATCAGAAGTTGATTTCACAAATGGCACCATTGACACTTCATTCTCTCAATATGAAGGAACTGACACTGACATTAAGAGAGCATTTGAACTTAAGCATAGAGGAAGACCAATCTTTGAGAGATACTTTGAGGGTAATGATTCTGATGAAGTTGTCGTCGATGATAACACGATTAGACTGCCAGATCACTTCTTTGTAACAGGTGAGCAATTAACGTATGTTCATGCTGGAGCCGCAAGCACTCAGGCAATTGGTATTGCATCAACTTCATTTGTTGGTATTGGTACAACTGATAAAGTTCCTGGAACGGTCTTCGCTGTCAAGGTTGATGATAATAAGATTAAACTTGCAGCTACCGCTGAGAAAGCACTGAAGGCTACACCTGAAGTCCTTGACTTTACAAGTGTTGGCATTGGAACATCTCACAGATTTGTATCAACCAATCAGAACTCTAAGGGTATTCTGGCACTTGATAATATCATTCAATCTCCTATCGTTTCCACTGCCCTCACAACACACCTGCACAGAACCGCGACATCAAGTGATGATCGAATTACAGTAAGCACTGGTATCAACTCAATCTTTGGTGGAGACCTCCTTAAGATTGAAAATGAAATTGTTAAGGTATCTGGTGTTGGTATTGGGTCCACAAATGTACTTTCAGTTCAGAGACAGTGGTTAGGAACTGCACTTGCGGGGCATTCGACCGACTCTCTTGTAACTAAGGTAGTTGGAAACTATAATATCGTCGATAACATCCTTAACTTTGTTGATCCACCTGTTGGTCAAACTCCATTTGGAACCTCAACCAACAGGCCTGATGAGAGAGATTGGACTGGTATTGCCACAGGATCATCTTTCCAAGGAAGAATATTCCTCAGATCTGGTGTCCAAGATACATCAAATGAGACTTATTACAGAAATAGAGTGCTTGACGATATCTCTGATAACTTTAATGGAACGAATAGATTATTTACACTTACATCAGGAGCATCAAATGTTGGAGGAATATCAACTGAAAACGCGGTTGTTCTGATTAATGATATCTTCCAGGGTCCTGGCGCGACAAGTGATTACACTATTGAAGAGAGTAGTGGTATCAGTTCTATTAGATTTGCAGGAACTGCTACTTCTGTTTCCTATGATGTCAATAGTTCTAATTTACCTGTCGGAGGAGTCATAGTTTCAGTCGGTATGACTGACCAAGGTCTAGGATTCCAACCTCTGGTATCTGCTGGAGGAACAGCAACAGTTTCAGGTCTTGGTACTATTTCTGCTATTAGTATTGGCAATAGTGGATCTGGTTACAGAGCTGGCATCCAAACTGTTAATGTCGGTGTTGCTTTATCAAGCACTAGTGCTCCAAGTATTGAGTTTATTGGAACTGCAACAATAAGCAATGGCAATATCGTGAGTGTTGCAATCACTAATCCAGGAACTGGTTACACAACAACTAATGTTCCTTATGTTATCTTTGATGATCCCCTTTCATATTCGGGTATCGCACTAACATACAGTTCTGTATCAAGCGGAATTGGTAGTGGAGCCACTATTGATGTTGTAGTTGGACAGGGATCAAGCATCATCGACTTTGAGATTCGTAATACTGGATTTGGATTTAAGTCTGGTGAGAAATTGACTGTCCCTATCGGTGGACTCACTGGTATTCCAACCACTTCCACATATAGAGAACCTCTGATTGACGTTCAGAAGGTGTTCACTGATGAGTTCACCGCCTGGTCACTTGGAACTCTGCAAGTGCTTGATAATCTTGATGATCTCTTTGACGGAAGCACTGTTGCATTCTCACTAAGAGATTCTGGTTCATTAATTACCATTAGAGCAGCAAAAGGTTCTAATATCAATGTGCAGGACGTTCTCCTTGTATTCATTAATGACACACTTCAAGTTCCTGGTGAGGGATATACGTTTAACGGTGGTTCTACTATCACATTCACAGAAGCACCTAAGGTAGGAGATAAATCAAAGATTATCTTCTACAAGGGCACTGGAGCAGTTGATGTTGTCTTTAGAGATATTATTCCTCCAGTGAAAATTGGAGATACCTTGCAGATTGAGTCAGATACTATTCATCTAAACGAAGATCCAAGAGTTGTTGACCAAATTGATTCTACTGATATTATCACAACTGATCCATATTATGGTCCAGGAAACACTGCAGATGAAAATCTTGTCAGACCTGTCATTCTTTGTAGACAGACTGAAGACAAGATTATCGACAATAAGGAAGTCGGTAAAGACAGAGAACTCTATGAACCCGGTATTAATCCAGGGGCATACTTAATTAAATCTGTTGGCATTGGTTCTACAACAATCTACGTTGACAATATTAGACCTTTCTTTGATTCTAAAGTTGAGGATGCTACAAGTCTTACCTTCCAAAACAAAGTAACACTTGTTTCACAGGATACTAAGACAGGTGCAGCTGCAACAGCGATTGTATCTGGTCTTGGAACAATATCTTCTATATCAATATCCTCAGGTGGTGTTGGTTATTCTACCGCTCCTACAATTAGTATTGGTGGAACTGCACAATCTGTAGGACTTGGAACCACTGCAGTTGCAACAGCATCTATCACTGCTGGTGTTGTTACTTCCATCACTCTGTCAAATGCTGGCACTGGGTACACAACTGCAAAACCACCACAAGTTCTGATTGCACCACCAGCATCTAATGTTGAGACTAACAGCGTTGGTTCATTCTCTGGTGACAGTGGAATTGTTGTTGGATTTGGAACCACTTCTTCTGGATCTGACTTACAGGTAGTCCTTGATCTTCATGTCCCAGCAGGGTCATTTATGAGAGATGCATCTCTTGTTGGAACCGCTGTAACAATAAGTGGGATTGGAACAAATGATTATTTCATGGTTTATAACTCCAATGTTGGTCTCGCAACAACTTCTATCTCCTCTAAAGATGGTGGTGGAACAACAATAGCGATTGGCAAGAGTTACATTGATAACATTTATCAAGTCGCCTCTGTTTCTACCGTTGAGTCCACAATTATTGGAATTGGAACCACTCATATAAGAAGAATCCAGGCAACTGTTGTTGGACTTGGAACTACCACTGGAGGCATATACACTACCTCTAATTACATGGGTAATTACAGTTGGGGTAGAGTTGACTTAACAGGAAGATCCCAATCATATGAATATAACTTCTACGGCGATGATGGTGTGATTGGCATCACAACTTCAGGTCTTGTAAGAAGAACAAATCCACTTAAATTTAGAAACTACATCGTCTAAATAAATTTTGTGGTCACTTTCCCAATAAATAAGTAAAAAACCAGTACAAATGGCTGCTATTATAACTGATCAAATTAGAGTGCTCAACGCCAAGAATTTTGTTTCTGACGTTGGTACAAACTCTTATTATTCCTTTATTGGTTTACCAAATCCAACAGATTACCAAACTGATTGGAATAATAATCCTCCTTCACCAAAGGATAATTTTGATCAGGAAAATGACTATTGGGATACAATGGTCGCATTGAAAAAAGTAAATACTGCTGACGTTAGACAAGTTGTGCCAAAGAGGCAATGGTCATCTGGTACAACTTATGATTACTATCGTCATGATTATAGTAGATCAAACACAGCTAAAGTTTCTGGCGCAACTAACTTATATTCTGCATCATTCTTTGTTATTAATGAAGACTATCAAGTCTATATGTGTTTACAAAACGGAACTGATCCAGACAACCCAAGTGGAAGACCCTCACTTGATGAACCAACTTTTACAGATCTTGAACCAAGAGCAGCGGGAACAAGTGGTGACGGATATATTTGGAAGTATTTGTTTAGAATCAAACCAAGCGAAATTGTAAAGTTTGAGACTACAGATTTTATTCCCGTTCCAGCTGATTGGGCAACATCAACAGATAATGCAGCGATAAGAGATAATGCAGTCGATGGTTCTATTAAAATTGTAACGGTAACTGATCGTGGTGTTGGACTTGGCACTGCTAATAGAACATATTCTAACGTTCCTATTAAAGGTGATGGATCAGGTGCAACTTGCACAATTGTTGTCAATAATGATCAAAAAGTTGATACCGTAACTATATCAAATCAAGGATCTGGATATACTTATGCTAACGTTGATCTAGTCGCAGGCGGGGTTCCAACTGGAACGTCAAGACCCGTGCTCGATGTTATCATGACTCCACAAGGAGGTCATGGTGCAGACATTTATAGAGAACTTGGTGCATACAATGTTCTTCTTTATTCTAGAATTGAGAATGATAATGAAAATCCAGATTTTATCACTGGAAACCAAATCGCAAGAATTGGTGTTGTACAAAACCCAGAAGCGAGTGCTGGAACCCTCTTAAATTCTGATAAAGCAAGTGCAGTCAATGCTCTTAAATTAGTAGGTGCTGGATATAGTTCTGCAACTTTCTCACCAGATTCATATGTAACTCAAACAATTGCAACCGGAAGCACTGCTGTCGGAAGAGTTGTAAATTACGACCAGACCACTGGTGTTCTTAAGTATTGGCAGGATCGCTCTGTTGCTGGATTTAACACTGTTGGAACAGCGCAAACTCAACCGACTTACGGATTTGAGTTACAAGAATTTACATCAGCACCTGCAAGTGGCGGCAGCATAACTATTGTCCCATCTACTGGGTCAAACTTGGCGATTGATACTTCTTTCACAGGTGTAAGTACCGTAATAAATAATAGAACATATTACCTTGGTCAGTCATTTACCGATGGTGTTGCTGGTGCTGAGGTTAGAAAGCACTCAGGTAATATAGTTTACGTAGATAACAGACCATCAATCACAAGGTCATCTAACCAAAAAGAAGATATTAAAGTCATTTTGCAGTTCTAACGGATTATGCCACAGCAAACTAATCTCAACGTCGCACCATATTTTGACGATTTTGATGCGAATAATGACTTTCATAAAGTCCTGTTTAAGCCTGGATATCCTGTTCAGGCGAGAGAACTGACGACACTGCAATCAATATTACAAAATCAAGTTGAAAAATTTGGTCAACACTTCTTTAAAGAAGGCGCAAAGGTAATACCAGGAAATACGTCATATTCTCAATTTTATAGGTGCATCCAACTTGAAAACACCTTCCAGGGTGTGCCGGTTAGTGCGTATGCTGATCAGTTACCTGGAACTAAAATCACAGGTCTGACATCAGGTGTTACTGCCTATGTTGATAGTGTTCTTAAACCAGAGGATTCTGAAAGAGGGACTCTTACTCTCTATATTAATTATCTAGGATCAAGCACCACTAATAATGCGACTGAATTTTTCTCAGATGGAGAAAATCTTGCTTGCGATCAAATCATTACATCTGGTTTGCTAGGCAATACGACTATTGATTCTGGAGCACCTTTTGCATCCACAATTGCAAATGGTGCAGCTGAAACGGGATCTTCTTTTTCCATTCAAGAGGGTGTATATTTTGTAAGGGGTCAGTTTGTAAACGTTGCAACTGAAACTCTTATTCTTGATCAGTACAGTAGCGAACCTTCATATAGAGTTGGTTTGCTTGTCTCTGAGGAAATTATAACTGCAGACCTTGATGAAACTCTTAATGATAACTCTCAAGGGTTTAATAACTATTCTGCTCCAGGTGCGGATAGACTTAGAATCAGCGTAAGACTCTCCAAGAAACCAAATGTTGATTTCCAAGACGACGATTTCGTAGAATTAGCTAGATTTAATGATGGCGTAATCAAGTCTCAAACTAAGAGCACCGATTATTCTCTTGATTTTATTGACATTCTTGCAAGAAGAACATTTGCAGAATCTGGCAACTATACTGTAAGGGACTTCGATGTCTCTGTTGAGAACGCACTTGATGATGGTGTAGGAAGCAGAGGAATATTCTCAGCAGGACAATTTACTCCAAGCGGAACTCCTGTCACAGAAAATCAAGGAATTTATAAAATTTCACCAGGTAAAGCCTTTGTAAAAGGTTATGAAATTGAGACTATTGGACCAACCTTTATTGATTTTACAAAAACTAGAACTGTCAGAACAATAGAAGATGAGTCTATAATTTATAATACTGGACCAACTGTAAGAATCAATAACGTTTACGGTGCTCCCAAAGTTGGAATGGGAAACACTTTCACGGTCTCTTTGAGAGATACAAGAATTGGAAGTGCAGCAACTGTCGCTGCTGGTTCTGAAATTGGACTCGCTAGAGTTTATGATTTCTCACTGGAGTCAGGTAGTTATAATTCTTCTAATGGTAATATCAATGAGTGGGACATTTCATTGTTTGATGTTCAGACATTTACCACACTTACTCTTAATGAGGCAACCACTCTAAACGTCCCAACTTTTGTTAAGGGAGAACAAACTGGTGCAACAGCATTTATTAGAAGTGCTGTGTCTAATAGTAAGTCAGTAACTTTATATGATGTTCAGGGTAAGTTTAATGACTTTGAGCCACTTACATTTAATGGTGTTGCTAGCGGTTTCGTTGGAGTCGCTGTAACTGAATTTGGTATTTCTGATGTAAAATCAATTCATGGTGTTGTAGGGGCTGGTTATACATTTAACGGAGATACAATTCAGTCACCAATATCTGTAGTTGGTGTTGCCACAATTTCTGCTACATCGGGTGCTGCAGGTATTAGTACGGTCAGAAGCACCAATCCAAGGTTCCCAACTGGCATCAGAGAGAATAATCTTGTAAGATACTCTGATGTTAACAGAGGTGGAAATACAAATAATGATCCAGTGTTTGCAAGAGTTGTATCTGTTGGTTCATCCCATCTTACAATTACTGGAGTGACCACAGTTACTGGTGTTGCTATTGGAGGAACCGTTGCAACGCAGATTGAAGTACAAGACTTTACTGTGCTTGGAACAAATCTTGTAGCATCTTCCGATAATACACTGTATACTGCACTTCCAAAGGCTAATGTTTCTAATGTTGACTTAACATCAGCAAGTATCAATATTAGAAAAGAGTTCACTGTTAATATTGCAAGCAATACGCTGTCTTCAGTTGTAACTGGCGGCGATAATGAAACCTTCACTGCATTTGATGAGGAAAGGTATGCTCTTATCAGAACAGATGGATCTACTGAAGTTCTGACTGCAGATAGACTGGTTTTCTCAAATGGCGGAAAGTC